AAAGAAGATTTCGAATTATTGAAGAGGTATTTAGGAAATGAGTAAATTTATTGAAATTGAAGATAGTTTAGTAAATGTAAATGAGATTGAATGTGCATCAATGTCATTAGATAATACAAGTATCACGATTAATTTTAGAAGTGGTAATGAGTTATTTATTAAGAATGATAAGGAATTGTATATTAGTAGATTATACAAAAAGATTAAGAAGGTGCTATGTAATGGATAAAATGGAATTAGTGTGTTTACAAGTATTTTTAGGACAAGATGAAGATTTAAAAATAGATATAAAATTTCATAAAAGAATAGAAAAGAAAGAGGCTATTGAATTATTAGAAATGGCAATCGAAGAATTAAAAGAGGCATTAAATGAACAAGATAACTAAAAAATATTGTAGTATATTTGCTGATAATAACAATAGAGGTTGGTATCCAAAATTTAAAGCTACACCTAAAACTATAAATTTAGCAATTAGGCAGTATCATCAATGGTTTGACAAAACCAAGAAAAAGAAACTAGGAAAGAAAAAGAAAGATGAACAAGATAACTAGGAAAAATGTAGGAGCTAGATTCTATATTAAGCAGTCCTTTTATGGTAGTGTTAGCAACTTTGAATCATTTTATAACGGAATGAGAAAAAGGAATAAAATAAGAAGATATTTAAAAAACAAAGGTAATTACTGAATTTTAAGAGAGGCAAAAGAGAATGGAAACGGCAGTAGCAATAACATTGATAATTAGTTTTATAGTAGTTGAAGTAATGGAAATTATATTTAATAGAAGGAAATAAAGGAGGATTAGATTATGGATTATTTAATTATTAGTGCTTATGATGGAACATATGGTTTTTCTGTTTGTCATAATGGAATTGTTTATGAAAATGATTATAATGAGGATGAACCACTTTTAAAACACATAAGAGAATTATTTAAAAATAGCAATTTTAAGGAAGATATTTTAAAAGAATATGGAAATGATTATGATTTAATCATTTTTTGCAATGATGGTTCAACTGAAATCATTAAAGATAATAAGGACTATGTCCCTACTAATCCACAGCTGATGTTGGCTCGTTCTGAGGGCAAGAGATTGATGCAATTAAATGAGATGATTCATAGCAATGTGGATAAGCCTGTACTTTGGCTTGGAAAATATGTTAGTGAAAATAAGTATATAGTTCCACAAAAGATGTTTGAAAGTATGCAGCATAAGGAAAATAATAATTCTATTTATAGAAAATTAAGAGACTATATAAAGGAAGAAGATAGAACAATTTGGAATATTTTTGGAACTTTAGAATCTACACATTGCGAATTTCATTTTGACCAAGGTGAGGAATGGAAGACATATACTCCTTGTGGCATTTATGCTGGTCAATATGACTTTTTATTAGATTATTATGTTAAAGGTATTATTCCTAAATATAAAATCGAAAAAAACCAAATTATTCCTTATTTGAGTATTACATTATCTAAAGATTTGGATTAATTTCAATTTTGGGTTATAATAAATTTATAATGATGATAGTTTTTATGAATTTGGAAGGTGTTGGTATAGTGAAAGGAATTTGGGTATCTTTATTTGTATTTGTTTTTACAGCATCTATAACATTCTTGAACTTCTGGCGAGGACGAGAAATATTTGGATGGATAACAGCAATCTTTACATTTGTCGATTTATGCATTTTATTGTATAACGTGATAAAATACTTAAGGAAATGAAAAAGGAGGAAATATGAGGAAATTTTTAGGGATTTTAAGCGTATTTATAATGGTTTTAATGTTAGCATCCTGTGGAAGTGATAATAACGCTAGTGCTAATGTTAATACAGGTTCTAATAATAGCATCAATAATGTTGATGAAACTGATGATGCTGAAGAAGAAAAAAAGGAAGAAACTAAACTTTCTGATATTACAGGTACTTACAATAGATTCAGCCAGGATAATATAACAATTAAAATAACTGAAACAGAGTTTATCTTAAATGGTAAGGAAAAGACATATACATATTCTTATATTCGAATTGCTGAAAATATCATTTATGTAGATGGTCAATATCGTTATTACTTAATTATAAATGGTTGTATCTTTAAGTTACCTGATGATACTATTATGTATTCAAAATAAAAAAAGCAAAAGAATGTTAAATTTTCTCTTGACATTCTTTTTTCTTTATAGTAAAATGGAATTGTCAATTAAGGAGGTTGTTAAAATGGAAACAACATTAAAGGATGCAATTCTAAAAATTAATTTTAATACAAAACCAGGTATTATGATTCCTAAAGGAGCAAAGGTAGAAATTATTACTGATGAGATGACTAACAATTATGTCATGGTTAAGTATAAGGGTATGTATTTACCTGTCCACAAGGATGCACTAGAGGAGGTTGAATCATGAAAGAAGATTTAATTTATTTATTAGGATTAAAGGATGCTAAATTTACAGCTGAAAAGGAATTGGAAAAGAATCCTTGTGCAGTTAATGCTCAAAAGGTTTTTGAATATTCTAAAAGAATAGATGAAGTTTTAGCAAAAATAGATAAAGATTATGATGAATTTAATAAATATAAAGAATTTGAAAAAAGATTAGGTTGTCCGTTAGAGGTAAGATGTAAGATTACAACTGATACCAAAGTATATGATGTAGAAGGAAATAGTTTTGAGGTATCATACATACATGATAACAATTTTTCTGCAATAATGAATTACGGTTTTGGTAGTAGATATGATTTTGATTTTGCATATAGTGACTACAAAATTACTTGGTTTTTAAAAAAAGATAGGAGTGAATAAGATGAGTAAAATAGTAGAAATAAATGGTGAATCATTATTAGAATTAGATAATGATGAAAGAGAATTTATGAGAATGTTTATTCAATGTATAAATATAAAAGACTCAAATTATAAGCTTTGGTTAAATGAAGATATTGATTTATATAATAAGTTTATTAACAAATTAAGAAAGGATAAGGAGGAATAATATGAACTATAAACAAGAAATTGAAAAATTAGAAAAAAATATTGAATTTAATAAAGAAACAATTGCATTAAATGAAAAGTATGGTATTGGTAGCAATTATACAATTGAAAATAAGATAAAAGAAAATGAAACACTAATTAATTTATTTAAAAAGTTTGAGGCTCTACCAAACACTGCATTAGATATTCCAAGTAAAGCAATTCATTTTTACATTGATTATGGAGGAGATAATAACATAAAACTCTATCCAGGTTTCAAAGATGATATTTGTGGTAAATTATACCAGTATGTTTGTAATAGTTATAGTGAGTGGTGGACACAATTGAAAAAGTTTATAGATGCTTCATTTTATAATATTACCGATATACCACAATTATTAATTAAAGTCGAAAAAAGTTATTGGACAAGTTCTTTAGAGGAGCGTTGTGACTACTTTTATGACAATGTATTACAATTCATCGACTTTTTAAATAACAATGCTGTTGGCAAATCTGTATTAAATAGTATTGATACATATTACTTAAATTTAATCGAAACAGCAAAGAATGAGAGCGAATAAGCATGATTAAATATGAAGATAGAAAACAAAAAATTCAAGTTACTGAACTTATGTGTGATTTGTTAAATGGTATTACACATTATTTAACTGAAGAAAATAAGCAACTTGTAACTGTAGCTTTAAATATATTAAATAATACTGATATTGAGGATAAGGAGTAATTTATGAAATCATTAGAAAATGTTATTGAAGATTTAAAGGAAAAATTACAATTCTCTACCAACGAATATAACAAAGCAGTTGCTAGTTATGGAGAATTATGTATACAAGCACTTTATTCAAGAGGAGAGGTAACTGCTTTAGAATATGCCATCAACAAATTAGAGGAGGTATTAAATAATGCCAAGGACAACAAAAGGTACTAATATAGATAGCATATATTTTGCTAAACCAGATAAAAATAAAATATATTTTTGCCCTAAATGTTGTAGTATGCATATTGTTGTTACAAAAGATAATAATAAAATCAGCATAAAATGTTCAAGATGTGGACATTTTGAAATTAGAGAGGTGCTTACAAGTGAGTAGAGTATGGTTAAGTCAAGAACAAGAAGAAAAACACCAATTTATAAAAGAAATTGTGATTATAGTTTTGGTAGGAATATTAATTGTTGGAGCATTCATAACATTACTCATCATCGTTGGTAAAAATAGATATAATGATGCAATAAGCAATCCACCAAGCATAAATTGGATAGAAGAAGATTTAGAAGATATATTTATGACAAAATCTGTTGATGTTCAAAAAGAACATGTTGATTTTGAAAAAGAAGAAATATATTGTGTAGTCAAAGCTAACGGACTATATTTTAAAGTGCATTATGTATTAATAAATAGAGATTTTGTAAATTGGAAATGGGAATATGATAGATATATTCAAATTAGTGAGGTGTTAGGAAATGACATATAATTATAAACAATTACAATTAAATTTAGAAAATGATGAGGTATATTGGTTGTGGGATTTGATAATGTTTGCATTAGATTATGATGCCGCAAACGATAATAAAAAATTAACTGATGAAAAACGTAAATTCGCTAAAAAGTTAGTAGATATTTGCGATGAAAGTAAAAGTTTTTAGGAGGAAACAAAATGAAACTATTACTATATTGTACAAAGGCAAAGCCGTATTTAGCCGATTTCAAAGGAGAATATCAAACATATTCAAATGGTAAAGAATTAGATGAATTGTGGGATAAAGGTTTTAATCTAAATGATATTATGAATATTCTTAACGGCAAAATAGTTGCTGAATGTGATTTTGAGGTTGAGTGGTGTGATACATCTTGGTGTTGTGGCGATTTTATAGAACATAAAGGATTAGAAAAAAGTTGTTTAACTAAAGAACAATTATTTGATTATGTGAAAGGCAGAAATGAGTTTTATGCAATCCACATTAATAACTTATACATATTTGATGAGCCAAAGAAAATTACAGCATATCATTGTAAAACTAACAAGAATGATGAACTTTGTTTAAATGGTGGTTGTGGTTATAAATTCTTTCATAAAGCACCTCAAAATATGATGAAGGTATATGACCATTGGGGAAAAGGAAATGAATATATTTTAATTTCAATACGCCCTGAATGGTTATGCAAAATTCTAAATGGTGAAAAGACTATTGAGGTACGCAAGAAAGTACTAAAGGAGATGATATAGAATGGAAACGTTAAAAGAGTTTATAGATGAGCATTTTGATACTTATATTGGGATAAGATTATATATAACTACTGAAAAGATGGAAGATGAATTTTCATTTGAGGATTTAAAAGATGAAGATTATAAATATTTAAATGATTTAACTATAATTGAATGGACTTATAATGACGGAACATTCTATTTCACATTAAACGGGAGGTAATCATGAAAAAATCTGATATTGAAAGAGCAATATATGATGCTGTCACATTGACAACTATTAGTGGTAAAGTTTTAATAGGTTATCTTGTACCTGCTCAATATTTAAAAGGTAAATATACCCTTTTACCATTTAATGATTTTAATAGCACTTATACTTATCCAGCATCAGCTATTAAAAGCATCCAATTTTTAAGAAATGGAATTACAATAGAATAAAGAAGAAGGAGAATAATATGAAAAGATTTTTAAAGGTTTTTGTTTTAATTGGTTTATTTATTTTTACAGCCACACTTACAGGCTGTGTTGCAAAGGAAAGTACAGTTCAGCATAATTTATTAAATGAAACAGGTAATTTCAAAACATATAGAAAAATCACTGTTATTAATTTAAGAAGTGATAAGGTACTTATGGAATTTGAAGGATACTTAACATCTAAATTAGATAGTGAAGGAGATGTTAATATTATAATTATGACTGGTCCTGACCAATATCAGTTACATTATGTAAGACTTGCTGCTGAAGTAACTTATTTATCAGAGCAAATCAACAATACACATACTGACCCATATCATTGGGAAATTAATATTTATGCTATTTGGCCAGACGTTAATTGGGGGTAGAAGATAAGAGGATTAAATATGATTAATTTATTTGGTGAGGATTTTAATCCTAGTAAGAGTAAAAAACGTTATGTATCTATGCAAAGCACATTTGGAATCAAGGAAGGTTTTAAATGTAAAAACTGCAAACATTTTGAAAGACATCATTATAGTAAAACATATTTCAAGTGTGCTTTATGGTACAAGAGTAATAGTGAGGCTACTGACATTAGAGCTAATGCTACAGCTTGTGGAAAATATGAGGAGAATCAAGATGAAGGTAATCGATAAAAACGGAAATATTTTTGATGTTATAGAAGAACTTGAAGATAGATATAGAATCAAACCTAAAAAAGAAACTATGCCCGATGGATTACCTTCAAATTATTATGCTTTTTATATTTCTAAAGATTGGGTCAAGGAGATAATATATGATGAAAAAAATTAAGGATTTAAGCCGATTAGAGGCTGAAAATATATGTAAAGAAAGAACTGAAAAGATAGGAGAACTTTGTGGTAAATGTATAGGTTGTCCTTTATCAGCAAAAGGTGGTTATTGTTACAAGTATTATATAATTAGTAAAGAAGATGAAATATTTTGTCCTAAAGAAGTTGAAAAAAAATTCAAAGAAATTGAAGAAAACGAGGTGGAAATTTAATGAAGTATTTAGCTGGATTCTTATTAATAATTTTATCAATTTTAATGGTAGTATTTACTTTTATGTTTTGGTATAAAGATGATGAGGCTATGGTTATGTTAGCTAGTCTTTATGTAGCATTATTTTTATCAGCAATTGTTGGATTAATTGGTATGGCAATTCTTACATCTAAGAGAACCACAACTATTCATGTTGTTGACGATGATAGAGAGGATGATGATAAGGATGATTTATAAAAATGATTATTTATTAAGAATAATTGAAGATAATTTTAATATCAATTCTGAAATCAATACTATCGATAATGAGCTTGTTTTCTATCTAGGTGACGAAAAGGTCAGCATCAGCTTAAAAGATGAAACTAACAACGGATATTTACTGTTTGATTATATGCTTAAATTTTGGACTTTATCTAAAGATAAGAAAACAGGTAGAGGTGGTCATATTGCTTTACATGAAGATGTTGATTTAGAAAAGACAATCATTGATTTTTTAGATGAAAAGGTATTCCTAGGAAAGGTATATAAGAATGGTTCTTTTATTAATGAGTGGAAGAATCCTGTTGTAATAACTGTTGCTGATAATAAGCCAGAGAAAAAGGCTGAGCCTTTAACTTTATTTGATTTTATGTAGGAGGTAAATATGATTCAATATTTATTTATAATGTTTTGGTGTCACTTTGTAGATGATTATGTCTTACAAGGTGTAATGGCTAAAATGAAACAAAAGAAGTTTTGGCAAGAGAACGCTCCACAGCCTTTATACAAGTATGATTATCTTATGGCTTTATTATGCCATAGTTTAATGTGGGCGATTTCAATTATGATTCCTACAATAATTAGTGGAAATTTTATTTGGTGGCTGATTCCTATTAATACATCTATTCATTTCATTGTAGATGATTTAAAAGCAAATAGATTTAAAATTAATTTGATTGCAGACCAAACAATTCATTTTATACAAATAATTTTAACTTTTTTAACATGTTATGTATGGAGGTAAATATGATAGTTAAAACTAAATGTTATTTTTTGAAGAAGGATGTTAATCCTGAAATTTTAACTAAATATGGATTCAAAACTTTCAATGATGGTGAATCCTATTGGCTGATAGAAGAAATTGTATATTATAATGATACAAGAAGATTTGTAGATTACTTTCGTAGAAGTGGTAGAATCAAATATACTAAACCTTATCTTGAAAATTTAATTAAGGATGGTTTAGTTGAAAAAGGATATTATTATATGTGGTACGCTATTATTGGAAGATGGCAAAACTATTCTCAATCTAAATTAGAAAGAATTTATAAGAGAGTCGAGAGATTAAACAAAAAAGATTAAATTTTCTCTTGACACTCTTTTTTGTTTATGGTAATATATAGTCGAGGTGATTAATATGACATTAAAAGAATTAGCAAACTTAATTCCAGTAGGACAAACAATATTAATTAAGGAGCATAAGTATACAAAGAAATATACTGCAAACGGAAGACCTTATGAAGAAAAGGAAGAATTACTATATGATGATAGAGAATGTTTAGATTATGAACAAAATAAACATCTATTAAATAAAGAAGTTAAGTACGTTGTAAGTGGTTATGCCTACACATCACAATTAACTATAAATGAAATCGAAGATTATATTATAATTGAGGTGGAATAATGGAAAAGTACATAAGAACAGAAGAGGGACATATATACGAATATGTTGAACAAAGAATATATCCAAATCAATATGTAAAGTTTGGAATATATAGACATAATCTTAATAGTAAGTATGAACAAATAATTGCTCAATCCGAAAACCTAGCCGAGTTGTGTGACGGGTTTGTGTTAGTAGAGAAAATGCGTGAAGTGACTTATCATCATAAAAGTTCTAAATTTGATGATTTCAAATCTATTGCAATGCTTGATGAAAGATATACATTATATGGTGCAATTTGGACTGACAAAGGCTTAATCTATGTAGCCAAATTGAATGCTGATGGAAATTTAGAATTATTATAATTTGCATATGTTTAAAAAATTATATCGAAAATGGTATTGAAAATACAAAAAACGCAATTTTAATTTGCGTATTTGAAAAATTTATTCAAAAAGCGAGGTTAAGATATGGAAAAAGATATATATGTATTACTTGAGAAATGCCACGAAGCATTAATAAATAAGAGGGTTTTAGAACCACCTGAAAAGCCATTTTGTATATTCGATATTTCAGTATATAAAAACGAGAGTCAAGAAACATTAAAAGAAGTATATGAGCGTGGCTTGGATATTTATTTTACTGATATAAAGAAAAAGAAAAGCTATAAGTTGAATGAACAGGGTTTGATAGATGAGGTGAAAGATGATGAGTAAAGAAGAAATTGTAGAAGAAATCAAAGAACATATTGAAGATTATATGTACATAGATGAAATAAATGCATATATCAAAGGTTATTTGGATTCCTTATGTAAAACTTATGAAATAAATTGGGATGAAAGATATGAAATTGAGGAGGCACTAAAAGATGAGTAAAGAATATTTAAAAGCATTAGAGAATATGAAAAATGGTGCTGATGACTGGTATAGAAGTTATGAAATGTATGAAGATTACCCTGTGGTTAAATCAGCCTTACAACGCCTAGAAGCAATCGAAAATACAAAACCTAGTGAAGCGTTAAAGTATGTAAATGGTAAAATTGCTGATTTAGAAGATGATTTACAACATTATACTATGGTTGAGAAAGATAAGTGTAGAGAGTTTTTTATAAGTGAAGATTTAAAGCAATTTACAAATATCAAACAAGTCTTACTAAAAGCTCAAGAACAAGAAAAGGTATTGAAGATTATGTTCGAGAAAAGAATTGATTTAGAATGTTTTTATATTACTTTCATAGAAGATAATTATGATTACAATTATTATGAAAAAATGTATGGAACTTATGGCAAGTATAAACTTACCGAAGAAGAATTTAATTTATTAAAGGAGATGTTAAAGTGATTAAATATACTGGAACATTAGAGTTGCTTAAAGAAAAAGGCTTTGAATATAACAAAATGAATAAGACTTATGAATATTATTTCGATAATGGATTAGGTGGTTGGATTGTAATGACTATCTTGGAAAGAAATGATAATTCAAATAATGAAATCTTAATGAAGAATACAACTGTTTGGTATGATTTGATGTGGAAATTAACAAGAGTTATGAGTTTTGCCAAACAAGTAGGAATTGAAAATTATATTGTAGAGGTAGAGGAATGAAATATATAAGAACAAAAGATGGAATAATGAAAGTTGATGATTATTTAGAAGAATGTGAAAAATGGCAAAATATTAAATATTTAACAACAAAAGAAAAATTTTTACAAGGAACTCAACAAGCTGATACAATAGATGAATTAGTAGATGAGGCTGTATTTTTCGATGATAACGGAAAACCACATTATATGTCTCAAGAAGGTAATATATGGTTTTTAGGCGCAGCATTATTTAAAGATTCCTTAAGATTCGGTATTTTTACTGAAACTGGCTTAATTTATGTAGCAAAAATGGTTGATAAGGATGTAGTGCTGATATGAGAATAACTTATAAAGATGAAAATGGAATATATCAGTTAGATGATAATTATGTTAGTGAAAAAGGCATAGATATAAATGGTCTTGATGATATTACTGATTATATAGGTGAGCGAGAAGATTTAGAACAAGAACTAGGTTGCCCGTTAGAAAAAATGATTGAAGATTTAAAAGAAAATTATTTAATGTTAAAAGAACATATAAAAATCAAAGAAGATTATAAAGACAAGCACTACGAGGAAAGCCGAAAAATGAATGTAATGGAACAATTTTATCAAAATGGTAGATTTGATGAAGATTTATCTATTTCAAAAGAAATAAAATGCAGACTTGAAAACAAATACCCAATGCTTAAAGCAGATAGGAGTGAGTAATGATGGAAATAAAAGAATTAAGAGTAATGTGTTTGGGTTTAATAAATGAAGAAATTATTCCTAAAATAATTAGTGTTCAATATGACAAAGAATATGATTTATATATTATTTTCTATAAAGAGGAAAAGGTGAGTAATATGAAAAAGAAAATCGGAGATTTAACTATAAGGGAAGCAAAAGAAATGCAAAATAAAATTTGTAATACAATTGTAGGTTGTAAAGGTTGCCCGTTTCATGCTTGTTGTATAAATAATTATATTGACCTAGAAAGAGAAATTGAGGTTGAAGAATGATTGCTGATTGGATTTATAATTTTCTAGTCATTTGGGGTTATGGTTTTAATAAAGCAGTAGGAATAAATGATATTAGTGAAGTTAGTAATATCAAAACAGCAATTATGATTTTGATAATAATTATTATATTTCTAATTCTAATTGTTGTATTGTTATGTATTGAAGTGTTTTATAAAAGAAGGAGGCGTTAATGTGACAGTAGATGATTTAACAGCTGTATTACTTTCTAATCAATTAATAAGCATAAGAGATGCCGAGTATAATGATTTATACTATGGTGAAAATGATAAATTAGATGATGTAAAACATAAAGATATTTTAAATAAAGAAGTTCTTTATGTTGAACCACATAGGTTTTATATTGATGTAGTAGTTAAGGATGGTGATTAATATGAATAAAAATTATTTTTTAGATGAATTAAATGCAATTACTAATTATGCTAATAGTAGTAATACAGCTCATACTGAAACAATTGTTAGAGAAATGCTTTCTAAACTTTTATCTATGAGTTTTGATGAATTAACTAATCACGAATTTAAAACTTGTGAGGTGAATCCAAATGAAGATAACTGATTGTGGATTTAATAATTCAAATATTCTATTCGCTGTTATAGATGGAGTCTTAATTTTAGCTAATAAGGATACAGCTGAAATGTATAAGGTAAATGTTGTCAGCAAGTTTAAACCTGCTAAAATAAAGGGTGTTAAAACTATTAAAATTGAAACACCCAAACCTATTGTAAAGGAGTATGATAGAAATGCTAGATGATGTTGCAAAAGGAATAGTTAATGAGGCTAAAAATATTGCTGAAAAAATGCTGATAGATGATATTATTTATATTTATGAGCATCCTTTAATATCTTATAATAGTTATATTAAGGAGGCTTTTAAATATAATGAGAATTGTATTAAAAAGGTTTCAGATTTAAAGCCTGAAAGTTGGAGTATGACTTTTACTTATAGTCCACAAAGAATGATTTTATCAAAGGAGGTATTTGATTACATTGAAGAACTTGGAATCAAAAAAATTTCATTTACAAACAAAATTCAAAATTGTCCTTCCAACTAGGAGTAGACCTGTTAAATTTAAACCTAATCCTAATGACCATCAGATTCAAGGTTATCAATATACATTTCAATATATAGAGGAGGCTGAAATAAATGATAACAGTAAAAGAGGCTAGAGAATTATCTATGGTTCATGCAAAATTAGATGGAACTTTAGATGAACTTTTAGAAGATATAGAAAAATATATTAAAAAAGAATGTGATTCAAGAGAAAAAGGATTATATTATGGTGTTAATACATTAAAATATGATTGTCGTATTATAAAACAAGCTAAAAAAATCTTGAAGAAAAAAGGCTATAAAATAACAGAAATTATAGATTCGGAACAGCCTAATCGTCCTATAAGTATAACTTTTAAAATTTTATGGTGGTGGTAAAAATGTTAGATATTAAAAATATGACTGATGAACAAATTGTCAATTTAATAAAATTATCAAAGCATGAACTTGAAACTAGGCGTACTAACAAGCCTTATATGTTTCCTACAGGTGTAATTAAATTAACATTAGAATCATCTATCACTAATGATAAGGGACAGGTTTTCCAAAATGAGCCTAAAACTATTTTTTATGAGACAATGAATAAAAATGATATTGACGCTATATTTAATGAAAGATTTCAATATATTCTTTTCGTCAATCAATTAGTTGAACATTTTAAACAAGAAATGTGGGAAAATCAAACTGGGCCTTTAAAGTTAACTAGGGATGAAATTCATCAGTTACAACATATAATTTTTAGAGTTCAACATACTTTGATTAGTGAGAATGATTCTCAATTACTAGAAAAATTATTAACTATTTTAGGAGGTAAATAATATGAAAGCAAAAGTAAAAACAAATATAGACCCTTGGGATGATAAGGTATATCCCGAATTAGAGGTCGGAAAAGAATATGAGGTTGAGACAGTAATCATACATTCATCCTCAACTGATGTATATCTTGAAAACGGAAATAATTATAATAGTTGTATGTTTGATGAAAAATTTAGAGATAGATTACATGAAATAATAGATATGTTTAATTCTGATGAGGATTCTCAAGTAGGTGATAGATTTGGAGTTTTTGTTAGGGATTGGTATTAGAATAGGAGGTAAATAATATGAAACAAGTATTTATTTTTGTGGGAGACCCAGCAACTGGTAAAACTGTATTAGGAAATTTAATTAATGCAAATGCTATTGTATTTGATGACTTCTTACCTCATTTAGCAAATGAGTTTGATTCTGAACGTTTAAAGTATTATGATTATGCTATTTACATAACAAATAATCCTAAAAACGTAGATATTATTAAGAATCATTTTCCTGATACCCCTGTATCAGTATGTGAGTTTAGGAGGTAAATAATGATAGACCATTTAAGAAGTAATAAGGGTAAGGTGTTTATGTATATTTTACCTGTTAGTGCTGATTACATTATATGTAAGGTTCAAATTACTAATGTGCATAATACAATGCATGAATTTATAATTCTAGATGTTATTAGAGAAGAAGTAGGAAATGGAATCTATAATTATTATAAAAGAGAACAAATAAGAATATGGGGTTCTAATAAATACTTATACCCTATAACTGATAAATTTAAAAAGGAGACAGCATAATATGAGATTATTAGGAGCGAGACGATTTCTTGAAACTGTTAAGCCTGGTACACTTTTCATACAATATTGGGAGAACAGCCAAAACGAATGCTTAAAGATAATTCAAGATTTTGAAAATGGTAAAAATTTATTAAATGAATATTATCTTGATTTTCATATGTTCGGAGACAATAGTGGTTCATTAGCCTTCATAGTTAATGATGATATTGTCACTATTGATAATAAAGATTATGATTGTTTATTCCATTATGATTGTAATATTGTGGGAGATGCTAGTCCTAGTAATACTTTATATTTAGTATTTGATAGTGAAGATGAGTGGCCCGAGACTATTCATATTGAGCAAACTGAAGATGAGTCATTAAATAAGGCTGACCTTATTAAAATTCAAAAGTGGTTCTTATCCACAAATACTTTCGATGATGAGACTTCAGATAATGCTTGGGCTTTAAATATTTTGAAGTATAATGATTATTATAAGGATGATGAAATCGTAAATTATGGAGGTAAAAATTAATTATGTTAATTCGTTCTAAAAATAAAATGGGAATCTATGAGGCAACAAACATTATCGTTAATGATAATAATGAGGTAGTTAAAATCTTTAGTGATGATGTTTATTTTCTATTAGGTAAGTATGATTCAAATGTGCGATGTAAAGATGTATTACAATATATCTATAATTGTATTATTTCAGGTTATACTATTATCGATATGCCTGATGATGATTTTAAGATTATTAAACTAAAACCTAAAACTGATAAAACCATGGAAAATATGCTGCCTCAATCAGTTATTAAGAAATTAAAATCTTATGGATTCTATACCATGGAAGATGTTATTAAGAATCAAGAACACATTTTCTCTTTAGGGTATCGGACCAGCAACAGCTAAAATTATTAGGGAGGCTATTAGAGTATATGAAAAATCTTAGAGAAGCTGAATTAATGGAATCATTTAAGCAGCAATTGCTAGATGCTTTAAGTAAAATTAAAAATCCTTATGCTGAAATAATTTTCAAATTTAGTGAAGAAGGAAGTAACTATCATTTTAAAGATGAAAAAATCTTTTATAGCTTTGGAGATTTAACTTTTAAGGATGTTAGACTTGGCAATATGGAAAATCAATATGTCATAGATATTATTTTAAATAATATGAATTATAATTGCTTCTCTTTCGTAAGAAGTGATTATCATCATGGTGCTGTGAAATGTCAAGGCTTTGGAGAATATTATGGTGAGGATACTGTAACTATTATTTATCATAGATTCAAGGAGGAAAAATAATAATTATGAAAATAATTGATAATCAATTATCGTTCTTTAAGAAAATTACAGGAACTAATATCGCTGAACTTGCAGGCTTATCTAAATTCAAGCCTAGAGGCGATATGGTTCTATCTATGATGGGTCTTGTCAAGGAGGATTTTGACCCCTTCTATACAGCAAGAGGAGACTTGGCTGAACAACTCGCTTATAAGTCCCTAACTAGAAGAGGATTCAAATGTGTTACTTATGATAAGAAAACTTATCATTATGATAACTTCCCTGAGAATCCTTACTTTGGAGGCTTGATAGACATCGAAATTCCCTCTAAAAACACTCTTTACGAGATTAAGAGTAAGAATATCAAGGACTATGATAAAATCGTAAAATTCGGGGATAATTGTCAAGAAGAACAAGCAATGCATTATGGGTGGCTACGAGGCTACAAGGAAGTTCATATCATGTGGATATTCTTTGATGATGAAACCGAAAACTTACTTAAAAATAATCAGCCTGTTACATCATATAAGAATCTTAAAATGTTTGAGAAACCTTTAACTATTGATAAGGCTTATCAAGATAAGATTCATGATGAGGCTTTAAAATATTATGTACATTGCCTAGGACTTCAGCAAGTACCTATTGAGGATATTTCTGATAAATACCTAGAATTGCTAAAAGTGAAACGTCCGGGGCAATCTCAAAATCAACCTACAAATAATAATTACCAGAAAGGAAAACAATAAATTATGCTATCAAATTTAGACATCGAAAGACAACAGCATCTTGCTGATAAATCTAATCATAAAATCTCTTGCAATGTGGCTATCCACAATATCGTATTAAGGAATTTGAAATCTGAGAATAAGATTATCAAGTCAAAGAAATTCTCAAGAGCTATGGAGCGTATCTTACGTTCCTATGCTCAAGGAAAACCTTATGCTCGTACTCCTTTATTCTCAACTTTGACATTCCGTAGTACTCTTTCAGCCAAGTTCAATTCTTATGATTTATTATATATCTCTATAGTTACTAGACACTCTCGTAAAATTTATTTTGTGAAACAAGTGTCCCGTTCTTGTGCCTAATCTACGTGACTAGGCGTATTATACCGCGTCAAGGTGACGTTTTCATTCATTTTTTAATAATATATTTATATATATATTATATATATATAAAATATTATTACTTTTTCATTATGATTTTTTCTCATTTTTATAGAAAGTTTATATATAAAAAGTAAATAGTGTATAAAAAGTAATAGAAAAAACCCAAAAAAATCATAACGAAGTTTTAAATATATATATAATATATATATTTATTTTCATACAAAATTCGTCACCTCATTTTTGCAAAACTTTTATATTATATTTATAATATAATATAACATTTTTTTAAAAAGGAGAACTAACATTTTATGCCGGCTTTAACTCAAAATTATATCGAATTTTTATTTAATCCAGACGGTTCACCTAAACCTCGTCTTCAACCTGTTATTAATTACATTCCTGAATCTGATTCGTTCATTTTAAAGTATTCAGTACCAGGCTATCATGCCCCTAGACAATATTTTAAATTCTCTTATATACCTGAGGTTTTCCCTAATGAGTATATCTCTTTTATATTCGAGACTTTTTCGATTACTGATTCGTTTTTACATCGTCACCCTCATAATCGTATACCTCAAGTTAAAAAATCGATTATAGAGGATTATTTTGGTCTTGATACTATTAATCCTCCTGATGCTGAATCTATTGAGGTTGCCTCTTACAATCTTGAACTTGCTATTAGTCTTGGGCGTACTCATCATTCACTTTTCTATTTTGATGATTACCTAGAGGCTTATAAGGTACTTCATCCAGAAATTAAAAGATATTCTAAAAATGTTGTAAAAAAGATTCAGACTGAATTTAATAAGGCTATCTCTTCTTGAGTTAGTTAATAATACTAAATTTCCGGCTTATCATAATCCGGGGATTTATTATTCTTAACTGTACTCCTTTACTTTTCAAAAATTTTATTTTATAATAAAATACAAGAAGAGGTTGTTCAGTCCTCAAATATCTGAAACGGATATTTACTCTGAATTTTTTGGGAGGTGTTTCTTATGAGCGATTATAAATATCAAAAGCCTTCATTGATTCATCCTGAACGTTGGGGTGACCCTAATCAAACTGTAGAAGGTTTTAATTTCACTAGAAACGACTTCGAAGATTTAATCGATAATTTTACTGCTCCTGAGGAAATTGCTATTCTTTTACAGGTTACTCCTGTGGAACTTGATACTTTCTGTAATGAGGTCTATCGCATGGATTTCAAAACTACTTATCAAGTACTTTTCCAAAGAGCTAATCTTTATTTTAAAAAGGCTATGTTCTCTCTTTCTAAATCGGGTAACCCAACTGCTATCAAGGTCGCTGCTGAATATTATGTCGGTCTTGGCGCTGTCGATAAGCAAGATAATCATATTACTATTATTAATTCTATGCCCGATGCTGATTCTGATGTAGATAAACTTAAGGCTAAACTTGATGAGGCTCAAGATAAAGAGGCTGTAGATAAAATTAAGGAGGGATTTAACCTATGATTGGAGATAAAGCGAGAGAAGTTATCGCAAACGCTCGAGGTATGACTTGGCCTATGCGCATGATTCTTGACATTACTGGGTCTCCTCTTACGTTTATGGACTCTCCTAGTACTAATCCCAATCTCATAGCTACATTCGGAACATATCATCTAGTTTTCAGTACTAATACAAGGACCGGGAACGAGAATGTTAAGAAATTTTCCCTTGTGTATGATTTCGGACGTAGATTCTTAAAATGCAATAACTACCAAGAATTAGAAAGACAAGCTGTTACTAATGACCTTGTCAGATTTTTTCTTAAATATACTAATTTGTGTGATGAAATGTTTACAATAGCTGTCCACAATGAAGGGATGCATATACCTGTAACATTTGATATAGTTAAATATAATAATGATATAAGGAAAAAACTTGGCGTTGAAGATTACCATGAATATGCTATGGTATTTAATCCTTTCAAGCCTAAAAAGACTAGTCGTTGGGACGTTGATGAAAATGATAATATATATTATAAAGAAATAGATAAGAAAGAGAGTGTGGATGCTGAATGAGAATAACTGATTACTTGAACGAGAAAATTATCAGGATAGCTGGAGGCTTGAGTGAGTTCGGAGGCAATCAAGAAACTGATAGATTAATATTTATTAATGATAAGAGAAGATTGCTAGAGGATAAGTTAAAGGAATATGACATTTGGTATCAAGGAGATTCAGATGAGCTTTTAAACTTCTATACCGTGCAAACTAATATAGGTTATAATTATGAACCTATTTATAATAGAAATAAGAGAAGTTATTTCTGGAGCATTTCAAGTACTGAAAATGATGTTAAACGTACACATTCAGGACAGCCTCGTAATATAGTAGATACCCTAGTTAGTTTAATAGGTCGACCTGAGGTTGCAGCTGGTATGAAGGATAATAAGATACAGCAAGCTGATGCTACACTTAAAGCCGTGCTAAAGGAAAATAAATTCTGGGAGACATACACATTTGAGCAGATGCCTATGACATTAGTTGAAGGTTGGGGATGCTATAAGATAGATTGGGATACAGATATAAGTAAGTATCCGATTATAACTTATTACCGTGCTAAAGATGTCGACTTCATTTACAGTAAGAAGAGATTAAGAGGCATTATATTTAAAGATTACTTTACTGATGGTAAGAGTAGAAATTATCTGATAACTGAAACTAGAGCTGTAGTTAAGGGTAACCTTTATATTTATACTGAAGTGTTTAGAATGAGTGATGAAGATATACAGCCTATGACAGCAGACCAGGTAGCACTAGTAGAAGGACTTGAAAATGTTCAGCTTGAGCCTGTTATTATCAAGGACTTTAATAAGTTCCTTGCCGTGCCATGTGTGTTCTATAAAGACCTAGTTAATAATGATGGTTATGGTAGAAGTATTTATACAGGTAAGATTGATTTGTTTGATGATTTAGACCAGTGCTTAAGTCAGAGTGCAAATACAGTTAGACGAAGTACACCAGTCGAATATTTTAATACTGATTTCTTGGAAAGAGATAAGAATAACTTACCTATTATGCCAAAGGTATATGATAGAAAGTATACATCATTCCAGGGAGGTAGAACTATTGATGGTGTTCAGAATACTACTCAACCCGTGCAAGTTACACAGCCACAGCTACAGTTCAATGAGTATAGTGTAGAGGCCCAGAACATTTTATTACAGATTATATCTGGATTAATGTCACCTGCGACTATGGGTATTGATGTAGCCAAAAAGGATAATGCTGATGCTCAAAGGGAAAAGGAAAAGATTACAATCTTTACTCGTAATGTTCTTATTGAGGCTGAAACTGAAAATATCCTTAAGCCTTTATTTAACCAGGTTTTAGAGGCCGTGCAACTAATGAAGGATAGCCAGAGTACATGTGACGATTATAGCATCAGTATTAAGTATTCTGAGTTTGCTGATGATTCATTCGAGAATAAGTTACAGAAACTTGGCGAGGCTTATGTTAAGGGTACTATCAGTACTGATATGTATCTTGATAAGTTATATGGCGATACATTAAGTACAACTGAACGTGATAGAGAAATGAAGTATCTAAAGGAACGTGAAGAGAAGGATACAAATCCATTTGATGAGGTTAATGGTAAAGGAGATGCGCCTTTAGCTGAAGATGATGAGTTTGATATGGGAGATGAAAAGCCAGGGTTCAAAGGAGTAGATGCAGGTGAATAAGGTTAATATAATAAAATATATAAACGCTGCCGTGCTAAAAGGAATCCCTGAAACTGTTATATTAAAAAGAATTAAGAGGGTGATTCAGTCATCCTCTGATTTTAATATAAGGGAAAAGGCTGCTATGTATAAGGTTATTAAGAGGGTAGCTGATTTGCTGTATATCCAAAATGGCAAGTTGTATAATGGTCAGATTAGGGAATATAGTACAGGACTTAATAAGATTGAGGAGCATCGAAATGCCAGATTAAGGAAACAGAAACTGATAGCAAAGATGCAGGGTAGCCGTGCTAGTAGTAAGGTGTTTTACATGTCTAGCATCCACTCTAATCCGGCTCCAGACCATAAAGACTGGCAAGGTAAGATATATGTTGATAGATATTGGAGGTCAATATTAGCTGATGATAAGGCGATGCTGAAAAGGGTCGGAGCGTACATCAGAAATCATAACACTATGAGCGTACAAGAAGTTTGTGGAAGCCCAGTATATCTAATAACTAGACCTTATTGCAAACATTTCTTAATAAGCCTTGATACTGATGAGGTATTAGGTAATAGTATTAATAAGATAAGAAAAGACCATCCAGAGGCTCATACTAGAAGTCATAATATATATTATCGTAAAAAGTATTATAGGATGCGAGAGAGGATTCATACAATCCTGGGTATGGATATTGAGGCAGCACGGGATAAACAGTTAATAAAAAAAGCGGGTTAATTAAAACCCGTTTTTAATATGCCCTCTTGTTTCATTATAATGCATAGCTCGTCATTTTCAATAAATGATTTGGTGAGAGCATAGTGCTTGTATATCCACATCTTACCAGATTTATTCAGTTCTAATTTAGTGAATTTAGGTGCGATGTTGGTTTCTACCAGTAACTTTATAAGGATGCGATTTGAGCTAATCCTTAATTTCATATGAGTCACCACATATTTGAGTTAAAGCATTATTTTGCTTGAACTTGAAATGATAATCATGATTATTATATTCAGTTACATCAATCTCAATTGGTTCAGCTCCGTTAATGTTAGTAATAGAAGTTAGATATAAAGTTCCTTTGTTAATTTTTAAAGTTTGACCACAAGTTAAGTTAATTTTATAATATTTCATATTTCTTTACCTCCTCAATTGTCATTAAAATTTCCTTTTCTTGGTTGATTACATCATCATTCCTTACAAAGTTATTAGCAGTTAATAATTCGATTCTTTGCTGTTTTAAATCATTTATAATAGTGTTAATTAGATTAGAGTATCTATTTCCATTGTTAGCTAAATCTTCAGCTTCATGCTCCTTAATATATTTCTTAAGTTCCTTTAGGTTATCAACGATGCTAAAACTCATTAAAGATTTAAGATAATCTTTTCTGTCAAGGTCGCAAATTTCGAATGTGTTAACCCATTTGGCCATATTATAAATCATTACAGCTTGTTTTCTAGTTGTCTTCATAGTACAACCTCCTTTTCTATTCAATAATAGTATACCACTAAATAATAATTATGTCAATATTTATTTTACACATATTTTCCATTTTGGTAACTTTTATTTTGCAGTTCAGGAATAATATATAGCACGGCTATTGAAACATGATGCAGGATATAATGACCCGTGCTAAATTTAAAGATAAAAGAAAAAGGGTTCAACCCTTAGTGTTGATTAAACACTACTGATTGACCCTTAACTAATGACCAACAAGCCTTACATTCTGAGCATTTACCTACGCAAGGGATTGCAAATTCTGGGATTTCAGCATTTTTGCTTGAGTCCTTAAAGTTTACATATGTAACAGGTAAATTGAAAGGATTATTGACCTTAAAATCCTTATCCCAAGCACTAAATACGATGTGTAGGTTTTCGGGTAAGTTTGGATTGAATTCTAAGTACATATTCACTAAATTAAATTTTTTAGTAAAGCATAAGAATTTAGTTTGTGGGCATTCCTTAGCAACTCTTATAATGCCTTTTAAATAGTTAATGTTTACGATGTCACCACTTGAGTGCCATCTAAAGAATTTATAAGAAATATCACCATTATTTAAGTAATTTATAATATAATTGAAATACTCATCGGCTGACTCGTTGAAAGCCTCTAAATTGTTTAATAAAGATTGTTTAACATTCTTATATAACCAATTTCCTTTTTTAGCATAGCAACCCTTTTGACAAGGTGCGTCAGCTCTACACGTCAAGCCTGCTGGTAAGTTAATACTAGGTATAAAGCCTCCTAGTTTGCTATTAGTTGTTGAAATTGTAATTTTCATAATTGTTTCCTCTCTTTCTATCTACACCTCTATTATATACCTTTAAATATACTATGTCAAGAGAAATTTTACACAAAATAAAAAATTTTTTTGAATCCAGGAATCTGGTAACAGTTATGTATAGCACGGAGGCCAGAACAGGATACATGATATAGTACCCGTGCTAGAATCTGGATAAAATAAAAAACCGATTAATCATCGGTTCTTTCTAACTTCTTAATATCAGCTTTCTTGATTGTTCCTGTACTAGAATATATATTAGCTGTTCCAAATTCCTCATTGACGACAGCACCCATACGAGTGTATGGTACACTTGCCACACCTTCGGGAATATCTACTTCAACTACTACTTCAAGTTCAACCTTAAACTTCGCTTGTTTTAACATACTATTCATACTCCTTTCTATCAGTTATTCTATCTATAATTCTATCATATTCCTCGTCGCCATAAAACTCACCAACTGACAAGTCCACATAATTTAAAATTATATCAGCGACATCAGAATCAGTCACATTCTCTCTAATAAAAGTGTAAAAGCCTCTTTCTTTAATTTGGTCAAGCAATTCTTGTTTCATATTATTTCTCCTCCTCTAGTTTAATTTCGTTGCCATCTTCGTCATAAATTTCGTCTAATAGATGAGTTGTTTTCTTTGTATCATTCTCCTCATAAAACTCGTTGATTTGAGCCTTTAAATCAGCTAAATCTTTAGCCTCGAACGTTTCGTCTCTAACACCCATCAAGCCAAGTCCATCTCTAATAATACTAAATGTTGCATAATATTCCATATGAATACCTCCTATATTTTTCACTTATAGTATACCACTAAATAATAATGCAGTCAAGAGTTTTTTTACACATTTAAAAAATATTCTGCTACATGTGACCCGTGCTAAAATGCAGCTAAAAAAAGAAAAGAGGATTTACATCCTCTAATCAATTAACTCAGCCTCGTAACTAATAAGCAATTTATCTACAGCATCAGCATCAAGTATAACTGGAGAACCACCTTTTTGGAAGCATACCTTGTACTTGTTATCATACTTTGTTACAGAAATAACCTCATCGTTTTTACATTGATAAGTCCATTCATGCTGAACCTCTTCATACTTATCGATTAATTTGTCATCCATATGCTCTAAAATTTCGTTTTTAAAAGAGTTTAAGATATAAACAATATATAAGTCATCCTTTAAAATAACCTCGAATAAAAAGCCATTTCTTGAGTAAGCCATTGATGAAACAGTATCAACTAATACTTGCTTACCACTCTTATAAGTGTAAGTTAGGATTTCATCATCCTTACCACTCCACTTTAAGTAATTCATAATTACCTTGTCCTTGTCCTTAAAGAACTCATCCTTTAAATATTCCTTTGCTAAATTTTTCATTTTTTCACCTCATATAAATTTTCTAGTGCTTGGTCACTACCCTATTTTTAAATAAGTTATCTTTAACTTACATCTTCTATTATACTCATTTATATAATAGTGTCAAGACTTTTTTGAAACTTTTTTTCTTTTTTTATTTTGAGCTGCGTCTGGGAATATAGCACGGATGCATCTGGGAACTTTCCTGGTAGCTGCTCTAGTGTGACCCGTGCTGACCATGTGGATAAAAAGAAAAGGAGCTGTTACGCTCCGAATACTTCTCTTCTGAAATGTAGACATCTCAATCCTTTGATAGTTGCCTTCTTAATGATGAAATGGTTTACTCCATCATGATGGTGAGCCTCAATATGAAGATTGCCATATTGGTCTTCATAAATTTCGTTATCATCTTCAAGACATCTTGCTACAGCCTTGGCTAAACTATCGAATGGTTGATTCTTAATTTTTTTCTTACCACACCATAATCCTAAAACGCCCGTTACAACGACTTTTTGATTGGCTAATGGAGAAGAAGATAGGTTACTATATTTCTCTCCAAAATCGTCAAAATAATAATCACTATTTACTCTTTGGCAATACTCTTCAAAATCGTTTTGGTTATATGTATCAATATCCTCATTGGCGTCTTCTAAATAATCATCTAATGAGTCCTTCTTAAATTTTTCTTGCTCTTCGATTGTCATTAAATCCCAATCCTTATAAATAGTATATTTCATATTAAAATCTCACTTTCTAGTTTTAACGAGTTTATCTTTCTCTATCTACCTTTATTATATACCTTTAAATAATAGTTGTCAATATTTATTTTACATTTTTTTAAAATATTTTTTTACCATCAGTTTCCAGGATGCAGCTATAGTTAGCACGGGTTTAGCAGGATGCATGTCTGGTACTGTTCCTGGATGATTCTGGTGCATCTGGATAATTAGCACGGTTGTATTATAGCAGAGCAAAAGAAAAACCCAGAAATTAATCTGGGTTGACATTCGACTATACACTCTCTTTTTTCGTTGGCTAGTATGCAATAGTCGAGGACTATAATCTATTTACTACGATGTAACCATCAGCTTTGAGTTTATCAAACTCTTCCTTATCAATAAATTTGCCTTTAATTAGCTTTTCTTGGTGTTCAGTAGGTATTGTACCTCTACGCCATAAATTGTTTGTTAAAACCAATCTATCGTCTAATTTAATATAGAATGTACAACCTCCATAACCTCTCCATTTACCATCAGCCTTTTCATCGTAACCATCAGGATAATAAACGTCTCCATCAATTAAAATATTTCCTTTGTCTTTAATTACCTCGTCCCAAAAATTTTTTTCAAAACATTCAGTACTACAAATACTATCAGCATAAGCAAATCGCTCAACTTCTTTTCCACATACAACACACTTCATAATCCATTCCTCCTTGTCTTGTACATCTATAGTATACCACTAGATAATAATGGCGTCAATAATTTTTTTACACTATTTTTTGTGTAGCTGAAGCATGATATATAGCACGGCTTAAAGATGCTAATAAAAAAAAGAGGACTAATTGTTTTTTAGTCCTAATTTCTTTCTTAATTCTTTAACTAAAGTTAATCTTATTCGTTCTAGTTGACTTTTTGTTGAGTAGCTATCCTTTGGTATTATATCAATTCCTAAACTTGATATTAGTATTTTATCTTCCACAATTTGATTTCCATTTTTTATGCAATACTGCATAATTGTATTTTCATAATGATGAGACCAAATATAAAGCTGCTTATAACACTCCTTTATAGTTGCGATGTTTTCATAAGTGAATAAATGTCTTACCATATAATAACCACCATTTTCTTTTATTGCTATTGCGTTGATTTCAAATTCTTTCATATTTTGTGTCCTCCTCTTTACACTTATAGTATAGCATTATATAATAGCGTTGTCAAGCATAATTTTACATAAAAATAAAAATTTTTTCAGCACCCAATTTGCCCAGGTTTGCAGCTGATTGCACGGATAACATGATGCAGGAACAGTCTGGTGCAGGAGCAGGATTCTGGTGATTCTGGTACAGCTGATTGCACGGGTCTATATCTGATATAAAAAAAGAAGGGAGCAAGTCCCTTACTTTATTTCTATAATGTTTTCTAACTTAACATTCATAACTGGATTTTCTTTTGGGTCGAATGGCTTTGTACTTCTTTGGGCTGAACCTAGAGCATTCATCTCAATTAACTCGTCCTTTGTGATTTCTTGACCATCCAAGAACCATTTAACCTTTGGTTTCATATTCTCGTTCATAGTTTGTGTAAGTCTTAATTGGTAAGTATCACTTGATGGAGAGTAGATAATTTCGTTTTCGAATTCAAAGAAGCCATAAGGTAAACTTCCTGTAATTTTATCTTTGTTGATAGCCATATTTGAATATTCAACACCAATTCTAAAGTTACCAATTGTTTCTTTTACTATTCTACCACCTTTAAAACCTTTTAAAACTTCATTATCTCTTAATGGTCTTGACCAATGGATTGAATGGATTGTACCACTCTTTAAATTTAAATCTTTGTATTCTTGTAATTTCATATAATATCTCTTTTCTATGTTTTAATGAGTTTACCATCTCTCTTATTTACACTTCCATTATATAGCATTATATACATTATGTCAAGAGAATTTTTAAACTTTTTTTAAAAAAATTTTTTCCTGGGATGCAGCTGATTCCGGTACATGTATAGCACGGGTATATAGCAGATTCACCAGACCTAGGAGTAGCAGAGAACTGTGGAGATTCCTGGGAGATTCTGCATCAGCTGGGAGTGTAAGCACGGGTCATATACCCAGATTTTTGTGTAAAAAGAAAAACCCTACTTTCGTAGAGTTCCATATACTTCTTCAATGATGTAGCATAACAAGGCTTTAATCCATTCTTACGACACCATTCTTTATAAGCCTTAAATTCGTCCATATTTCGCTTTTTTACTCCTTTCCGAACTCTTTATCAGTTCTAGTGTAACCATCGCTAATTAACTTATTTTCGATAGTTTTAAGGTCACTTTTCTTAACCCATACATCTACGAATGTTGAATTCATACAAACTTGTCCAACCTCGTATTGGTGTGTGTAGTCACATACAACTAACTTGTGGCTGTATCCATTAATTGATTTTGCTCCAAATGTTATAGTATTCATATTTCTTCCTCCTAATCCTTTAACATTCTAATAACCCATTCTAATGGTATTTTTTTTGAGTATTGTTCCCAAGCCTCGTTGATGTCTTCTTGCTTATTATATAAATAACTAATAAACATTTTATTGCATTCTTCTTCAGTTGTTGCTTGGTCTACAGCGTTACTTAAATCTTTTAAGTAATCAGCCTCTTTAAAATTAATTTCTTCGGCTAATTCATCTAATTGAGAATTTAATTCAGCCAATGTTTTGTTACTCATCTTTTTTAAGTCTTCTCTTTTGTAAATATACATATAATTTTTCGCTTTCTAGTTTTAGTGAGTTTATCTTTCTCTTTTCACTTATTATTATATACCTTTAGATATAGTGTGTCAATAGAATTTTTAATCTTTTTTTCTTTTTTTAAAAATGTTGTTTTGCATCATGTTCTGGTGTTATATTAGCACGGACTATATATAGCAGGAATCTGGATACTGTTCTGGAGAATCATATCCTGGAGAATCTGGTGATGTATGATGTATAGCACGGGTTATATAAGCTAAAATAAAAAAGACCAGGAATTTATCCTAGTCCTCCCAAGGTGTATTTAACCATTTAATTAATTCTCTTGATGTTCTACACTTGAATAATGGTTCATTAAAATCGTTTCTTACTCCATATACAACATAGTTAGCCTCGTCTCCATATGGATGTCCACATTGTATTGTAAATTGTACATCTCCAGTTTCAATATCAGCAAATCTGAAATCGTCATATAATGGATAGCAACAAGGACAATTGTTCTTGAACCATACATAATTGTTCTCTAAATCGACCTTTCCACCAATGGCAACCATCTTAACGATATTGCCCATCTTCTTTGTTTTAGAGGCTAATGAAGTGTCCTTACAAAACCAATCGTACCAACCAGCATCGATTTGAGTTCGTCTATCCTTTCCATCATACATTCCTTCGTTAAAGTTAATCTTCCATTGAATTACGTTAATTTCTTCTCTCATGTTATTTTACCTTCCTATGCCTTTCCCCAAGAAATAATTTTTACATCATTGGTATCTCCTCTTCTTAACCAATTTTCTAGTTGAGTACCATTTACATATAATGTTTCAATATGTGATACAGTATCTCCCTCATAATGATTTCTAAAAACTCTAATTGTTAATCTAAACATAATCCATTCCTCCTTTAGACACTTATAGTATAGCATTATATAATAGGTATGTCAATATTTATTTTACATTTTTTTAAAAATATTTTTCAGGTTTGCTCCCAGGACAGTTCTGCTATATTAAGCACGGCTCATAACAGTAAAAGAAAAATCGCCAGGATTACTGACGATTCTTTTCCATATCAGCTCTAATTAATTGCTTGATGTAAGTAGCCTTTTGCTTACCCTCCATCCACTTAATTAAATCTGGTTCGGTCTTAATGTTGAACTGAACTGAAATCTTCGGAGACTTCTTATTATATTCTCTGATGTAAATCATCTTGTTCTTATAAGCCATTGTATTCTTATTCTTCACATTTGCCATATCCATATTCCTCCTTTAACATATATTATATACCATTATATTTTGATTGTCAAATGAAAATTTTATTTGTTTTTTGCCAATCTTATGATATAATATAGATGGGTGTAAGGTAGATGCTCAATTCGTTTTACTTTACCAACCTCCTTTCTATAGACACCAGCTATTTCCAGTAGCTGGTTTTTGTTTTGTCATGAATATATGCACGGGTCTATGGATGCAGAGCAGAATAAAAAAAGTAGCGATTCTAATTCGCTACCTTTTCAAAGTCATCAAGAAGTATGCCATCCTTATATGTAGAAAGGCTGAACTCCTCAATTCGCCAAATGGTGTTCTTTGAGTGTGGGTCTACATACCATTCATCATAATAGATTTCTAATGTTGAACCATCAGTATCTATTACATCTCCCACCTTCAATAAAGTACCATTCTTATCATAAATTTTCTCATTCTTATCCATATTACTTTTCCTCCTTATATAAAATTTCGAACCATTCTTCATTGTCATATTGACGACTGAACACACCATAAGGATGTTTAGGTCTTGCTATTAAGATTGTACCATATGGTAATTCTTCTTCACCATACATAAGCCAACCACAAGGAAATGGTCCACAATTCACATCACCATAGAATGATGATAAAACCTTTTTACCATTAACTTCAGTAACAATATAATGGCAAGTAGGTCTATCTCCTAGGAATACATCTTTTACAACTACGATGTCTCCTACTCTTAAATCAGTTCTTTTCATACTAACACCTCTTTCTATCTACACCTATAGTATACCACTATATAATAAGTATGTCAACAACTATTTTAAAAATATTTTCCCAGGTGCATCATCATGTTCTGCTACCAGATATAGCACGGGCATTGTGGTTAAAGAAAAACTAGGATTGAATTCCTAGTTTATTTTACATATGCATATTCTTTTTCAATTCTATCATATGACATATGAGTAGTGAACTTTTCATCATATTCTTGACACTCAAAGCAAACTGAATTTAAATATGTTTTAACACTTGTACAAATAGCACCCCATCCACTAGCGACCTCTTGTCCAATCCTCATTAATCTATCTTTCTTGATTCTAGACTTTGTGGGAATTAATACATCAACAAATTCAGCCTTTGGGTTCTCTTCCTTGGCTTGTCTAATCAAATCATCAACATCAGCCAAGATTTCCTCCTTTGCACAATCTCTATTGTATGTATAAGTCACAACCTTACTACCATACTTTCCTTGATTAATAAATACTTTTACATTCTTCATATTGTTTTTCCTCCTATCTACACCTTTATTATATCACTCTAAATAATAATTGTCAATACCTAAATGTAAAAATTTTTTTACCTCATCTCGACAGTATCGGCATCCTATATTAGCACGGAGGTCATATGGTCACTCCCAAGATGCATCCACATCATCAGCATCTAGAACACTCTGGTACCAGACAATCCTGCTGTTTCGGGTATTAGCACGGGTCCAGAATGGTGATTAGTCGTATTATATAACTCTAACGTGACAAAAATAGTTCATTTTTAATATATATTTATATATATTACTTTTTCGTTATGATTTTTTCACAAAAATGGGTAAAGTTAGAATTAAAAAAATATAAAATGTATAAAAAGTAATAGAAAAAATGCGAAAAAATCATAGCCTCATTTTAATATATATTTATATATATTATTTTCGAGTAAAATTCGTCACCTCGTATTTTTCCACACTTTTATATATTTTTGTAGACGTAAAAAGTGCGAATGTCCCCTATAGAATACTGAAACGACATACCTCATTCCACCCATAGCCATACCCCCATCACCCTATATAATATCAGTTTCCCGATAGGGTAGGGGTCAATTTTCAAGTAGGAGTCCCAAAAAAATACACGGCTAATTTTGGGAGTGATTAGGCGCGATTAAGGATAGGTGCGAAATTAGGTAAAAAAATAGTGTTGCAGTTTTAAAAATTGTGTTATATAATAAGAATAAACAGGTACCACGCCTAATTAATGTGGGTAATTTACTCAATCGGAGGTTAACGATGGAAGAAAATGAATTATTAAAAAATGAGGAAAATCAAATTCCAGGTAATGAAAATACTCAGGAGCCTGCAAAGGAAACTGAAAGTGTCGGAGCTGAAACTGGTACAGCTGAGGGTGGTAGTAATGAGACAGCCACAGAAGATACAGCCCAAGAAGAAAATGTAGATAATGGAGTTGCGGAAGAAAATTCAGGGGTTCAGACAGAACCTGAGGTTCAGCCTACTGAAAAGATGTTAACTCAAAGCCAAGTAAACGAACTTGTAGGGAAAGCAAGAGCTGAAGGTAGAGAATCAGCCTTAAAGGAACTATATGGACGTTATGGTGTTAACGACGATAACGAAATGAATGACATGTTTGGAAAGGGACAAGGATATGATTTATTAAATGAAGAGTATCAAAATTTAAATGGTAACTTCAAGAATCTATCCGCTGAAAATGCCTTATTAAAGAGTGGCGTTGTTGCAAATCGTTGGGATGATGTCAAGGCTATATTAGGAATGAAGGGTATGGATGTTAGTGTTGAAAATATTCAAGCTGAATTAGCTACACACCCTGAATGGACAAATGCTCCAGCACAGCCTAGTACAGCAAAACCTGAGTTAACTCCTGATATGATGCAGAACATGGCTGATAACGTTAAGCCAGAACCAGATGCACCTAAAGTGCCAAGCAAGATTGAAAAGTTAGGCTCTAACGCTCCACAGCAGAATAATGAAATTGATGAGAATAATCTTATCGATAATTTATTCGGATTAAAAAGATAATATTATGTGAGGTTAAAGATATGACTGAAGTAGAGATGAAACAAGCCATCGAACAATTAAAAGCCGAGAATCATAATGATGAGGAGATTCTTGGTGCATTCTTCAAGATGTTTCAAGATGATAAATTAACTAGTGATGAACTAGATGGAATCACTAATTTAATGGGTTATCATTTTTCTGATGAATTTGCAGCCTTACCTGATGAACAGAAAAAGACTATGGGTTATGAGAAGGTAGAAAATCCTAATGTGGATAAGGAAACTGTTGAAGATGCGAAGGAAGTCGACAAGCCCGAAGATAATGGAGAGGATAAGGGTGATGCTGAATCTAATCCTGAATCAAATGAAAATGATGATAAGTCTGAGGATAAGTCTGAAGATAAGTCTGATGAAGAGAAAGAGGCTATGCGTCTTTTTGGATTAAAAAAGTAGAGAACGAAAACGAATAAAGGCCAAACTGTATTCTTGCGAAAATATTAAAATTGGAGAGGAATATAAAGATTATGGCTAATCAAATTGCGTTAGTTACCAAGTATTCTACAGCCGCTTGGGATAAGGTTTATAAGGCTGAATCACGTTCTGCTATCCTTGATGGTAAGGAAGGCGTAAATGTACAATGGAACGGTACAAAGACAGTTAAGATTGCAAAGTTTAATGCTGGTGGTTTAAAGAACTACTTTAGAAATAACACTGGTGATAATAGAGTTCCAACAGTGCCAGGTAGTGGTACATCATTCATGGGTAATATCGGTTATGGTTACCAAACTAGCCAAGTAGGTTTAACTTGGGAAGAGTTCACAATGAAGATGGATAGAGCTGCTGCTTACCCTATCGAGCAATTCGATAATGAGGAAACTGATGGTTTAGTAATCGGTGCAGCAACTACTGAAATCAATAGAACAATTATTGTTCCTGAAGTTGATGCTTACTGCTTCTCAACTATTGCTAGTTATTGTTCAAAGTCAACTGATACTATCGTTATTGATGGTGTAAGTCAATCTGGTTTAGGTAATTTAGTTGAGCCTACTAATGTAGGTAAGACAAATGCTGTTGAAGAGTTAAATAAGGGTTTATTATACTTCGATGAACACGAAGTACCTGCTGAAGACCAAGTTATCTTCGTATCACCTAAATTCTTCAACTACTTAAGAAATGATAACACAGAGTTCACTCGTTTCTTAAATCAAGCAGATTATAAGAAGGATGTAAACTTCGTAATGACTCAATATGAAGGTAGACAATTAGTTGTTGTACCTCCACAGAGATTCAGAACAGCATTCACTACTGCTACAAACTCAGGTATGGGTTATGGTTTCGGTTATTGGGATGCTGCTGCTAATGGTGGTGAAGGTGCTGCTGTTGAATCAAAGGAAATCCATTTCATTATTTGTGCTAAATCTGCTGTAATGCACGTTGTTAAGTACAATAAGGTTAAGGTATTATCTGGAGATTTAGCATTAGCTGCTACAGGTATGGATGGTTATGCAATCTACGCTCGTATCTATCACGATGTATTCGTTATGGATAACAAGAGATATGCATTATATACATGCTTAAATGGTGGTTCTGATAAGACTTCAGTTACAGCTGCTACATCTACTACAGCTGCCAAGGAAGTAAAGACTGCTACAACTAGCAAGGTAGAATAATAAAAGAAGAAGGGGACTTGTAAAGGTCCTCTTTTTTTGTTATAATAAATGTATATTAGGCACAGGAGGAAATATGAAAAAATTAGATATTTTAGTTACACAATATAAAGAGAAGGATGATGTTGTTAAGAATCTTCTTGATAGCATTGAATTACAGCAAGGAATCAATTTTGATGATATTAGAGTTGTTATTGTTAATGATGGTTCTGATGTATTTTTAAGTGATGAACTTTTAAGTAGGTATAATTATGAAATAAAATATATCAAAGCACCTCACGGAGGTATATCATATGCTAGAAATCAAGTTTTAGACCAAGCCACAGCCAAATACATTATGTTTTGTGATTGTGATGATATGTTTTTCAATATGTTTGGTTTAAGAATGATATTCGAAGAAATGGATAAAATGGATGAAATGACAGGATTGATTGGATTCGATATTTTAGTTCCTCCATTTGAAGAAGAGGTTGGAGAAGGATGTATTGAAATTGAACATCATGTTAAAGATAGTTCGTTTATCCATGGAAAAGTTTATAGTTTAGATTTCCTAAAGAGAAATAATTTGAGATGGAAAGATGACGTATATTGTCATGAGGATGTATATTTTAATTGTTTGGCACAAAATATAGCAAATAATATTAAAAGAACTGAAATACCATTCTACTTGTGGAAATATAGAAAAGGTTCTATTACAAGAAGTGATAATGTTTTTGAGGTAGATACATTTCCAGAACTAGTGAAAAGTTTTTCATATTTGATAGATGAGTTATTAAAAAGAGAAAAATTAGACGCAGCGAAAGTTAATGCTGTAAGTGGTATTTATAGATTCTATTTATTTATGAATAAAATAACATTTACAGGTCGTGAAAAAGAATGTGAAGTATTAATATCTAAATTTTGGAAAAAATATAAACCATTATATGAAAAAACTAAAAAGGATGATAAAATAAGAATAATGAAGGAATTAAGAGAGTCTTTTTATAAAGCAGGATTGTTATTTGAAAAGATAACATTTGATGATTGGATTAAGAGGCTTGAGGAGGAATATTAATATGGCAAGAAAAATATTTTTCGGTGTAAATGGTTTTATTTTAGGTTTGCAATTATTATTTTTAATTCTGAAATGGACAGATGCTGTTGATTGGCATTGGTTCTATGTAATGATTCCTTTGGTATGTTATGGTATTTTTATAATGATATTTTTCGCATTTTCAATTTGTATTATGGCATCAGAGGCAGAAGATGAAAGACCTTAGATGTAAATTAACTGATTTAGAAAAGAATGAAATTAGAGACCTATGGAATCAAGGATTTCAAAATTATTCTTATCTAGGAAATAAGTTTCACGTTCATCCTAAAACCATAAGGAAAGTTGTTGATGATGAATATAGGATAGCTTGTAATGAATTTAATCGTCAAAATTGGAGATTATATAAGCCATCTAATGAAAGACACGCTGAAATAATGCGAAGATATAGAAAAAGAAAAAAAGATTTAAAAAATGCTTGACAATAAATAAAGTTTGAGTATAATAAGAAGTGTAATCAAGTGAAGCAAACTTATAAATGTCCACTTCTATGTAGGAAGTCATGAGCCAAGGTAGTTGAGGAAGTATATAAGTTAGGGCTTGAAAGATACCCAACTATAACCCTAGGATGACGTTGGTGGTGGAGTCAATTCGAACTATACGGCCACTTGGTTACACATATGTAGATATAATCCTAATCGTAAGGAAGTAGTTTGCTAAACTACCAGTAGCCGAGCAATCGGTGTACAGGTTCAAGTCCTGTTATCTACGCCAAAATAGACATATGGCGAAATGGTTAACGCATGGGATTTTGACTCCCACATATGGTGGTTCGACCCCATCTATGTCTACCATTCTATATCGACAATCAGTACAAAGTAATGATGAGAGAAGTAATAAATGAGTATACGATTTATGAAAATCAACTTTGAATCCTGTTTGGAGGGTCACAGTAAAAACGTACCTCGTGACGGGGGTTTAGTTCAATGGCTAGAACAATGGTCTCCAAAGCCAAAGATAGGGGTTCAAATCCTTTAACCTTCGCCAAAATATATCGCAGAGTAGAGAAGTGGTCGTTCTCGCTTGGCTCATACCCAGGAAATCGGGGGTTCGAATCCCTCCTCTGCATCCATTCCCCCAAAATTCATATTGTAAAACTCTCCTTTTTAAATTATAATTAAGATATATAATGAATAAAAAGGAGATTTTTAAATCATGGCTAAAGAACATAGTGAAAATTTTGTAAAAGACCCAAATTACAATGTGAAGTTAAACGATACTAGTAAAGGTGTTTTAGGAGAAAATGCTACTAAACTAGGTCATTATAGTGAATCAACAGGTGGTGGCGTACCATTAGCTAAAGGTGAGAAATTAAAAGACCATCCAGTTCATAGAGTGCAACAGCCTCGTGATGATGAAGGTAAATTTACTTATAATTCAGTTAATGGTAAGGAATTAAAATATGGTCCATCAAGAGGAACTACAACTCCTCCATTTTTACAAGGTATCAAATTAACATTCTTCCAACCAGGTACTAAATTAAAATTAGATGGTCCTGATGGAATCAAGGTTAAGATTGCCACTATCGATATGACTGTGGAAGAAATTGTAACAGCTTGTAAGCATTATATGGCTGAAGAAGGTGGATTCCTAGGTATGGGTGAGGGTTCATCTATTACTAAAAAGGGTAAGAAATCTAATGAAGAAAAAGAGGCAGCACCCGGTCAAATTGGTTATGTTGACCCTAAAACTTTATCAGAATCTACTCAAAAGCAAATGGCTGATGCTCAAGCTAAATATCAAAAGCCTAATTTCAATTGGTTTGTTCCAAAAGAAAAGCCACAAGAAGAGCCAAAGGATGAACCAAAGGAAAATCCTAATGATAATCCTAATTTAAATCCAGTAGACCCATCAGGTGCAGAAAAGAAAGATGAAACTCCAACTTCAAATAATGATGAAGATGAAATCTTAAAGCAAATGGGTTTAAGTGCTGATGATAAGGAATTTGATGTTGAAAGCATTAAAAAAGACCCTAAAGCATTCGCTCAATCAGTTCAGTTCAAGTCAATTTGGAAATTAGCTAAACAAGTTGGTGTAGATAAGCCAGGTAAAGTTATTACAGCTATTGTTAAAGGTAAATTCAAAAATCCTACTGCTGCAAAAAAATATTTCCAAAATAAACTTGGTGGTGAAAAGTAATGCCTTTAAAGACTGGTAATGGGGGTCATGGTCAAGAAAACTATGACCCTGAAACAGGTCAATATGTAAGTGATGGAAATCAATTTATTGGCAGTGATGAAGATTTCGATATAAATGATATTGAAGACGAATTTGCTGATATAGATTTCGATTTGAATGAACTTGAAGATGAATTTAGTGATATAACAATTGAAGATGTGGAAGGTCCTGAAAATGGTCTTGATAAAATTTTCAATAAAAAAACAATTGATAGTGGTCAGCAAGATGATTCAAAGGCTGTAAATCCACATTATAGTGAGGATGGAAGCAATGGACCTTTTAGAACAAATTGTCAAAGATGTGTTATAACTTATGATTTAAGAAGAAGAGGTTATGACGTTGAGGCTAGAGGAAGATTTGATAAATACGATAAGTATGCTCTTAATAGTGGTTGGATGACATTTTATAAAGGAATAACTCCTAATGATATTATTAAAACAGGAAGTAAAGATAGACTAATGATGATTGAAAGAACAAAAAGTGCTATTTCCAAAATGGGAAATGGTGCTAGGTGTGTTATTAGAATATCTTGGTCAAAACATTCTGGTCATGTTTTAATAGCTGAAAATATAAATGGTCAAGTTAAATTTATAGACCCACAAGATGGTAGTTTTTATGATAAAGACCAATGGTCATATTGGTGTCAACCTACAAAGACTCAAATTGTTAGGGTTGATAATAAAGAAATAAATCTTGATACAATTCAAGATGCATGTAAAAATAGAAAGGGGAAAAAGTAAATGATTGATTTAAAGGATGCTTACGAAAAGGCTCTAAATGAATCCGAAGAAAAGAATTTATCTGAAGCCTACGAAAATGATGAAATTTATATGTTTCTTTTTGCTCCAGAGCAAACTGAAGAAATGGATGATGGTTCATTTATTTCGGTTAACAAAGAAACTGGTGAATTAGGTGAAGTTTTCGGTCCTGAAATTGGAAAGCAAATTTCTACAAGTAAGGAATTATCTTTAGAAGAAATTGAAGGTTTAAGTTTATTTTAAGGTGGTGATTCTATGAAAGTAGATGATACTAAAAGTGGAAATCCTTATCATGATGAAGAAGGCAAGTTTACCGAAAAAGATAATGTTGGTTCAAAAATCGATGATGAAAATGAGCAAGTTGATTTAGGTAAATCTGATGGTCCTAATGACGATGATATGTTTGCTGATGATGATTTTGAAGATATAACTGTGGATGATGATTTTGATTTAGATGATTTAGATGATGAATTTGCTGATATTGAGGTTGAGGAAAATACTGTTTCATTATCAGAAGAACAAGAAAATGAAATTAATAATTATAATTATGGCGAATTAGAAACAGCGTTAGTAAATTCTCCTTATAATGATTATGATAAAGAGAAAATATTTAATGCTAGTCCAGAAGAATTAAGACAATTATTAAAAGCTCAATTAATTGTTTCTCAAAAGAATAAATTAGTTGCTAATAATAATGAATTAAATGAATTAAACAATGAATTATTTTCAGGATTATGGCTAAAAGATGTTTCAGCTGCTGATTATAAAGATTTAAAATCTAATTGGATTAAGAAATACGAATATTTTGATAAGCAATATACTGGAGAAGATAAGGCTGATAAGATTCAAAAGTTATTAAGATTTAAAGAACTTGGTGAACTTTACGAACAATCTTATAATGAATTATTCTCTAGTATTAAAGAGTATGAAGAATTATTAGAAAAATATTCAGACCCTAATAGTGCTTATAGTCAAAAAAGAAAAGATGCTGCTGTTTGGATTAAAGGTGTTGGTGTTTCTGAAAAAGCGATTAAACAGTTCGGACCTCACGCCAATAAATTAATAGATGAGTTAAAAGTATATAATCCTAAAGCATGGGAGTCTATATATTTTTATACATCTAGTTATAGTATTATCAATGAACCTTTAAGAGGAGAAAAATATGGTAATTATAATGACCCATCGCCTTTTGGTTTTGTTGAGACAGTCAAAAAAATGACCGAGGCTGTAGATTCATCTACATATGATTTTGATTATTGGTGTCAACGAGGAACTAATGCATTAAAAATAAATGATTCTTTAACATTAGATTATTATACTGATATGAAAACTTTACAAAGTTTAGTTGGTCAAACATTTAAACATCAATCTTTTTATTCAGCAGGTGCTGGTAAAGGAACAGGTTTTAGTAGTAATAGTATAATAATTAATACTTATTGTCCTAAAGGAACTAAAGGTTTTTATATGAATACTCAAGGTCATTATGCTCATAGTGGTGAAAATGAGATGATACTTCAAAGAGGCTATTCATATAAAATAAATAAAGTAGAAAAACATGGTGGTACAATTTATTTAGATGTTGATGTTATACTAGGTTCTGATTCTGAAAAGTATAATGATAAACAATTACAAGAAATCAAAAATAAATATGTTTCAAAATAGGAGGTTATTATGGAAAACGAAAACAAAGATGAAGAGATTACTTTACAAATGTGTGATGTTGAACATATTGCATGTAAAGATTGTAAATGGGCAATTTTATTAGGAGCAACTTGTGGAAGTTGTACTCAATATAAAAATAAGCCATCAGATGTTTATTTCGATGGTCAGCCTTGTCCAAAATTCAAACAAAAGTAATTAATGTCAAGAAACCCTTGACATTTTTTATTTTATGGTATATAATATATTTGTATTAAGGAGGAAGATAATATGAAATACGTAATTGGAGCAATGGTAGGAGATATAGTAGGCTCAAAATATGAATTTAAGAACATAAGAACAAAGAAGTTTCCACTTTTCAGTAAGGGATGCTATGCAACTGATGATTCTATAATGACAGCAGCTGTATGGGATATGTGGTTAAACAATTGTTTAGATGATAAAGAGGCTATTATTGATAAGTTTAAAGAATGGGGAAGAAGACATCCAAATAGTTATGGTGGTTCATTTGGCTATTGGCTAATGCATAGTGATAGAAACCCTTATTATAGTTTTGGTAATGGTGCTGCTATGAGAGTTAGTCCAATTGGATGGATTGCCAAGGATGAGGAAGAAGTCAAGAGATTATCTTATAATATTACTAGTGTAACTCATGACCATCCCGAAGGATTAAAGGGTGCTGAAGTAACAGCAATGTGTGTTTATTATGCGAGAATTGGTAAGAGCAAGGAATTTATTAAGGAATATGTAGAAAGATATTATCCTGAAATAAATAATTTTACTTACGAAGATTTAAATAAGCATTATTGGTTTAATGAGACTTGTCAAAATACAGTCCCACAAGCAATTTATTGTTTCTTAATCAGTAATTCTTTTGAGGATTGTATAAGAACTACAATATCTATTGGTGGTGATTGTGATACTACAGCAGCTATATCAGTTGCTATAGCAGAGGCTTATTATAAAGACATTTCTAGCAAAATTATAGACCAAACATTAAAAATTGTGCCAGATGATGTTTTACAAATAGTGAAAAAAGTGTATAATAAATTAGAGGTGTAATGAAAAATGGAAAACGTAAACAATATCGAAACTGTAGAAAAGCATCAAACTGAAGACATTGATGAGTTTGAGAAGGCAATGAAATTATTTAATTTGGAGGATAAGAAAGATGGAAGAAAAGAAAAAAATGACTAAAGAAGAGCAAATCAAAATTATTGATGATTTAATTGAAAGCCAAAAGAAAATTCAAGAGCAATATAATAAGGCTATCAAAGAATTAGATGATTCAGTATGTCCTGGAATTTTAGAAGATTTAGGATATGGATATAATAATTGCATTCAAAAGATTGCTGATTTAGAAAGAATGAAGGATTCTATTACTAATCGAGGTTTAGGTAATGATTATGCTGATAGAGCTTTTGGAATTAATTACTAGGAGGTTCTTATTATGCCATATTTAAATAATGCCAAATTTAAAGAAATAAGAACAGCGGCTAATGATGGCAATGAAAAGGCCAAAATGGTTTTACAAGCATTACGCCAAGGTAAGCAAGATGATGTAGATAGATTAGTTGGAGATTATTATGCTGTTCCAACGCAAGAGCCTGAGGTTAACGCTGAACCTGTTCAAAACGAACCACAGCAAGATGTAGAACAAGTTGCTGATACTGCCCCTGTTCAAAATGATTTAGGGTCAGTTCCCGAAGTAGAAGATTTAACTGAAGTTCTAGATAAGGAAACTGATGGTTTATTCGATGAGAATGACATTGAATCAATTGATTTTTCTAAATACTTAAGTAATAAGAAAAGAGATGGATTAAGAACTAAAAAGAATGCTCAATACTTTAGTGCATTTAATCCTGAATCAAGAGCAAATTATATTACTAAAAAGAAGGATGCATATAAATCTAAATTTGGTGATTCATTACATGATATTGATAGACAATTTAATGATTATGATAAGTCATTAGATAGATATATCCAAGGTGTAAATGATATGCTAGATGATGAACAATCTGTGGACATTAATGTATCTAATAATGCATATGATGAAATTACCGATAATAATGGTATTATGCATAGTTTTGGTAGATATTGGGATGACATTGATACATCACACGTTGTTGAGGATTTAAAAGGTCTTGTTGCAAAGTATGGAAAAAAGAATGTTTTAGCAGCTTTAAATGTTTTAAAAACTGATAATGCCAATTTCAAGGATTATAAGTTAGGTCAAATCAATGAAGAAGTAGAAAGATACAATAAATCTCTTGATAAAATCTTGAAATAATTGTATAATTTAATTGCAAATACAGTAATACCTGATATTTGTTTTCGTTGGCTAGGCAAGGGAGCAATTCCTTGCTTTTTTTATATTGAAATAAACTTGTTTTAATTATATAATTAATTTATAAAGAGGTGATTTGAATGCCGAAAGTTTTAGTTAATTTAAAAGCAGGTACTGATTTAACAAAGGCTAAAAAAGATGATATTTTAATCTATGATAATGTAGATAAAAGTTTCTATTTAGTAAGTTCAGATGTTTTCTTTAAGAAATATGAGAAAAAACTGAATGATTTGTTAAATAGATATGATGAAAGAGATAAAGAAATGAGTAAAGAAATAAATGATTTAAAAGCTAATTACACTAATTTTGCAACTCAAATCAAAGACTCTAATTCTAAATTAATTGGAATGGTAGAAACATTCCTAAAAGAAAACGAAAAATAAGGAGAAGGAAAATGAAAAAAATTTTTGTTTTAGGTGTTTTATTTCTTACTAGTATGTTTGTATTATTCTTTGGTAGTAATATATATGCTGCCGAGGGAGACCCAGAACCTCAAGGGCAAGAAGTTGTTACATATCCATGCAAAGTTGTAGCAAGTTTAAGTAAGGGTGGAGATGTATTATTTGATATTGAGGAAGGAAATGTTGGAGATGTTGTAACAGCATATGTTAAGGCTGATTTCTTATTTAATGTTTCAGCAATTCAAATCAATGGTACATCAGTTGAACTTAATTCTGATGGCAAATATCAATTCACTTTAATCGAGGGAGATAATGTATTTTCAGTAGAATTTAAGGTAAACAATGAAAAGTTAACTGAAATTGCTAATTTAATTAATGGAGTTAAAGAGGATGGCTTAGCATCATTGTTTACAGTAAGCAATTTATTAAATTTAATTTCATGGGTTATTTCAGTATTCTTAAGTTCAGGATTCTTCATTACATTAATCAAGAGTAAAAAGTTAAAGGCTAAAACTGTTGATGAAGTTGTGGATGTTGTTAAAGATACTCTTGGTGTCGAACTTGCTAAAGCATTAAAAGATTATTTAGATAATCTTATTGAACCAGCATTAGGTACAGTTACTTCAAAGATTGATAATATTGATGTTTGTATATTAACTTTCTGTAGATGCTTTGTTTTAGCACAAGATAATACTCCAGAAAATAGATTAGCAATCATTAATGAATTAACAAAGTTAAATAATAATGATGAAAAATTAACAGCTCAAATTAGAGAGATTGTTAAGCAAGAGCAAAAGGCTCAAGAAGAAAAAATTGTTGCCCGTAATAAGGCTATTGAAGATTTAAAGCAAGCTAACGAAAACATAAATATAGAGGAAGTATCAGGTGATTCTTATGGCCAGTTATAATAAACCAAGTACAAATAAAAAAAATTTAGGTGTAATTATAGTAACCACAATATTTGCAATAATAGGAGCGGTATGTATTATAATCGGGTATGGAAATGAATTCCTTACCTGGTTAACTACATTCGGAATAGTCATTGTAGTCTTAACATTTCCTATATTAGTTTTCGTTTTATATCATATTATATCGGATAAAATAAAGGAGATGTAAAAATGGCTGAAGTAGAAAAAAAGGCAGAAAAGAATAATAAAATTAATAAGGCGTTTTTGGATAATAAACTGAACAAATATGGCGTAACTAAAAAATCATTTTATGCACTTGGAAGTTTAGCTATATGTATTTTATTAATTGTAGTATTATCTATAACTCAAGCAAGATTTAATACTGATGCTTTGGCAACACCTGATTTTTGGATTGATTTCGTAATCCTAGCTGGTCTATGTATTTATGGTATGATTTCAGGTCAGCAAACAGGTGATGATATGGCTAGAAATAATCCTGATGGCGTTTATAGAACATCATTAGGAAAGTATGGTACTACATTTAATAAAATTGATATTTTAATGTTATTTGCTTATTTTGATGAATGGATTGATTTTTATCGTGAGCGTAAGTTAAAGAAGAAGATTGAAGGTATCCTTAAAGATGCAGGAATTCATCAACTTTCCGTTTTAGAACTAGATTTAACAGAACTTGATGAATTAAAGAAACCTTTCAAAAAAACTTGGAATAATGGCAAAGAAACCTATTTTATGACATATACTGAAGAGCAAATAGAGTTGATTAAGTATTGTAAGGGAGGAAATATTAAAGTAAGTAAATTACCTAGAAGTTTCTTCCTAGATGCTTTCTATCAATCTGAAAAGGATATGTGGGAATCAGCAGCTCAATCAAGCAAGAAAAAGAGTACATATTTAAGTTTAAGTTATATGTATAGAATTGTATTCTTATTTTCAATTTCTATCTTAAGTGCAGGTTTAGAGCCAGGTCAAAATGGAGAAGAAGGTGCTGCTACAATTTGGTTATCTTTAGTAAAAAGATTATTCTGTGTTACAACAGCATTTGTTTGGGGTATCTATATTGGCTTTGAAATGGTTAAAATTGATGTTACTTATCTTGATTTTAAAACTGATGTATTGAATCAATATTATCAAGAATGCGAATTAAAAATATTTGTTCCTGATACATTAGAAGAACAAGCCAAAAAGAAGTATGATGAAATTCATAATATTATAGAGGAGGCTCAAGATGGAGACAGAGGAAATGCAATTACAAATGGAGAGTCAAAAGAAAACGAAAGTAAGGATATTCCTAGCTAGATTATTAGTTTACATCGTTTCGGGTTTGATTATTCCTGTTACATTTTTAATAGCAAGATTCAATTTATTTACCGAAAAAATGAATGTTGGTATTTGGGGTGTAATAACTATTATTTTAACAGCTGTATTTTTATATAAGTTGGCGGCTCAAGCCGAAAAGTGTATTGATTCTATTCAAGGCCGACAAGTCGTTCATTGTATTAGAAAAATTTTCATTCCGTTTTTAGCCATTGCTCTCGTGATTTTTGGCATGGAAAAATTCTTGGATGATTTAGTTTGGTTCTTTGTAATTTTAGCCTTCTTCGAAACGGTGGCGGGAATATTCAATCCTTTCCCAGAGTACATAAAAGAGCAAGATGAAAAGAACAAGGATAAAAAAGAAGATAGCAAAATGTTGAAGTTTGCTAAAATATTTTGGAGTGCTAAAGAATAATGCTTTTACAAGGCATTATTTTTTTGCTATAATTAATATATAGAGGTGATTCTTATGTCTGATGGATATGTTGATACTCGAGTTAGTAGAAGAAAAAATTTCTTTGAATGTTATTATTGGAAAAGAACAAAATTAAATACTAATAATCTAAATGAATTAAAATTTGATTATGATAACGAGGAATTATATGTCCACGATGTTGTGAATAGTTCTGATGATGATGGCGTTGTAGCTTATTATAAAAGCAATTTTTTAGGTGTAACATCCGAAACAAATAAAAGTAATAATGAAATTTATGCTGAAAAATATGATGTTATGAAAACTGATGTCAAGATAAAATATTCAGGTAAATTCGATGCTAATCAGCCTAGAGAAATGAATGTAGGTGCTAATGTCGTTGGTGGTGTTTTAATGACTGATTCATATGAGACAGTTTTAGAAACATATGATGATTTATCTGAATTAGAATTTAATGATATAGTTTTGTTTGAAAAGGATTTTTATATTGTATCTAAAATTTCAAGTAAGCCTATTAGAAAGAATAGTGTCGAATTTGATTTAGATTATCCTAAAAAATATACACTTGTATTAAGGAAATAACATGGATTTTTTAGATAGATATATATTATGTGATTATATCAAACAAAACATATCTCAAAAATTAAAAATAAGAAATGCTGATATAAGAATAGTAATTAATGGATATGATGAAATATCCGTTGAAGTTGATAATATGTGGGATTCCGATAAAATGGATGAGGTATTAGAAAATATTATTAACGATAGTATTATAAAATTCGCTAAAGAAAGAGGTAAAGAATATGTCAAATAATAATATTATTTATAAGATGGATGATATATTTGAAATAGTACAAAATCAAATTAATAATATTTTATATAACTCATTTGAATATTATAAAAAGTTTAATTTTATTTTAGAAAACGAAAATATTTATGTAAATCCCGAGGATAGAAAAAAGCCTAATAATATTTATATTGTATTAAAGGTTTTACCTGCTACAATGACATATGGAGTTGCAAATGTTCCAATTACTTTAACAGCTGTATCAGAACAAAATCATATAGATGCTTGTCAAAGATTATTAACAGAATTTTCACAATCATTCAATTTAATAAAAGGAAGAACTGAAAGTGGCTTTTTTTACAATCAAAATTATAAAGCTCCATCATCAATGTCTTCTTTTAATGAAATGTTTGCAGGATATAGAAATGTTTTTATTTTATCAGGAAGTATTTTGTTAGCATATAATTCTATTCAAACTAAAATTGTTTATTATAATCATTATAATTTATATGGAGAAGAAGGAAACGGCGGCTTAAATACTACTGATTTTGAGGAGTTAGAAATTGTCTCAAGAAACGAATCCACATTAGTTTCGATGGATACACAGCCTTATTCAAATAACAATAATTTTTCTGAATCATCTCCAAAATTTGCATCAGGAAATTTCGGATTTTGGATTTATTTGGTAAATAATGATTTTTGTAAAAAGGTTTTAAAATTAAAGCATAAAAAGAAATCTATTCAAGAAAATTATTTTGCATTTGGAGTAAAATATTTTATTGATGATGATAGTGATTTTAACGAAACATTTGTAGAAATTTATAGATTACAAAGTTGTGTTATAAATGAAAATGCAGGAGAGTTGCCTACATTGAATGTTACTTTTACATATTAGTAAGGAGATGATATTATGGCTGGTTTACTTGGTTCTACTAAAACATTTGTTTTTAAATTAGTTGATACAGGCGAAAATGTTGCTAGTGCATCTACTAATGCTAGTGAATCAGAAATGGGAGAAATCAATGGTCAAGTTAATTTAACAGCCTCAAATAGAAAAGCTCTAAACGCTATTACTTTTAAAGGATTAGAAAAGGCTGTTAATATTACAATTGATGCTATAGATTATTCTGTAACTAAAAATTTGAATCTAACTGAAAATTATATTGGGCAGCAAGAAGTAGCCAATCTAGAATCTCAAATGGGTAAGATAACTAATTTTGCTACATCTATAGTTTCGGGAATGTCTATGGGTTCAGCAGGAGGCCCAATAGGTATGGCTATTGGTGCAGGTATTGGTGCTATTACGTGGGGTGTTGGTCAAGCCGTTAACTATAATAAAGAATTAAGCAAATATTATCAGCAATTAAATTTAACCAATGCACAAACTCAATGGAGTGCTGCTCGTAGGGGTTTGTTAGATGGTGCAAGAGGAACGGAGAATTAAAATGAAATTAAGAGCATGGATTAATGGATACACCTTTCCAGTTGTTCAAGGTGCTACATTTAAAGATAATTTTAATGAAGAACTTGATAGTGGAACAATTATAATTGAAAAATATGTGTCAAATATAACTCCAGGAATTTCTTATCCTGCTGCTAATGATACTCAAGTTGATTCTAATTATAATTATGAATTTAATGAATATAGAGATATTACTGAATCTATTAGAAATAGTCTTAATTTAAGACAAAACATGGATGTAATTATTTATGATGTGGAGGCTACTAAACATAGAGAAGGATGGCATAGAGGAAAAGAGAATTCTGATGACACATCTAATCGTTATGTCCCTACTTATTTTTATAAGCATTTGATTATTAAAAATGCTACTGAAAATGAAGTATTTTTAGGAGATTATGGAGATTTAAAAGACCCTAATTATGCCCCTGGTTATAAGCAATATGAGAAGACCTATAAATATACTATTTTCTTATGTAGCGAAATTAGAAAGGCTGAAAAGAAACCTTTACCAAATTTAAAGATTACACAGCCTTTATATTTATTCCAAAATAATGATGCCAATAATTCTGATAAATTGATTTTGAATAAAAATTCAGTTTGGTTTTATTTGAATCAGTATGTAAATTCTTATAATGCTACCGAGCGTATCAATAATGTTGGTATTAGAAAAAAATATGTTTTAGATAAATCAGTTAAAGATATTTTTAATGATGTTATATGTCCTGAGATGGCTTTAACAGGAAGAACATTAAGAGAAGTTTTATCGGCTCTTATGATTGTAAAGGATAGAATTCCTTATATTAAGGATGATGTTATTTATTGTATAAACATTTCTGAACCTACAGCTGTATTTAATAATGCACTTGGTCAAGTTAATTATCGAAACGCTCAAATTTCAGATGATGATTATGTTTTCGGATTAAGGCGTAATCATAGTCAATCTATAGCTCAAGATTATAGTGCCAGAAGTGTGGAATATTTAGGTTTTAGAGATAGCCAATCACCATACTTAAAACTTGAAAATTTAAAGATAGAGACTCGTTTTCCTATTTACAAAATAAATAGAATTTATATGTGTTATTATAAGCCTACTACTACTAATGATAAATTTTATTTTTGTAAGCAAGATATAACTCAATTAGTAAAATTAAATTCTGAAAGAATGGCTTTAAGTAAGGATTGGGAGCAATTTGAAAATGATTATCCTGAAACAATAGAAGAATTAGCTAAATATAAATTGGCTACAGTTGAATATGCTCAAGGTTCTAAATTTATTACAGGATGGGGAGAAAAATATACTTATCCTAAAGGTTGGTGGTTTGGTCAAAAAACAGCCACATATATTGAGAATATTATATGCTTTTTAGATGCTAGATACCCTAAAGGTGTTGTTGATAATTTCGCTGTAAATCAAGAGAGTAATACTGATAGCCAATATATAAATGTAAAACCAGCCATTTCTAAAACAACAAATGGTTTATCAGATTTATTTACATCATTAGGAAATATTTATATTCAGGATATAGCTGCATTTTTAAAGAGTATAACTTTTATTGTTGATTATATTCCTTTCTATCAAGGTTCTACAATTACATCAAAAAGTTATGGAGATATTGATGATAACTTAATGTCTTTTGATAGTGTAGAACCATTAGTTGTACTTGAAAAAGACGGAATCAATGCTAAAGAAAAATTGGAAAGATTCGGTAATAAATCGTATACTTATTGTTATAGATATATTTCTAGTTTTGATGGTACAATTACAGCTTACTCACAATTACAGCCTGTAGGTTCTGTGGATAGAGTTGTTAATGATGGTGTAGTTTTCCATTCAAGAGAATATGCAATTTATGATAATATGATAAATGCTACATATACAGGATGTGAAGATTATATTTTAAAAGATTATTATACAAGCGTTGCGGCAAAATATCGTACATGGTCATTAATGAGTTTTGAAGAAAGTGTTCAGAGAAATGAAAACATTTCTAGATATATTGTTGTTTCAAGAAATGAAAACGATGATATGGGATACGAAAGTGATAATTCGTTGACTTTAAGTTCATTTACTAGTAATACAATTGGTAATTTAATTTCGAAAATGTTTTCTTTCTATAATTCTAGTGAAGAACCAAGTTCAACTATAGGATATAAAGAAAAAATTATTTGGAATGCAGGTTATTTTAAATGTGATTATTTTTATTATGATTATGATTATACAAATAAAGTAACTAATAAAGTATCAAATTCAAATGGAGTTTTTGTAACTGATTTAAATGCATTTGTCACAGGTACATCATTATGTTTCAATATAACAATGGATGATAATATTACAAATGGTACATTTATTCAAAAAATAACTATTGAAGGTGCTGGTGATGATTGGCTACCTGAAAATGATAAAGCTGGTTCAAGACAAGGGCAGTATTTCTTAACTGATGCTAATTCAAATGGCAAGATTGAAAATATTAAATTTGGATTTATGCATTGTGATTATAATAATATGGTTTATTCTAATTCAGGCGTTGTAAATAATAGCACTATGGAAGATAATTTAAGTGCTTTATACAAATTACCATTATTAGCTTCTAATGATATTACTAAAACTAATATTTTAGAATTTAATGAAGTTATTAATAAAGATAATGGAGAATATTTAAATTTCACAATGCAATTTGATTTCTTAACTGAAAGAAATATTATAATGACTCCATTAGCATCTAAATTAAATGATTTAGTAACATCATTTTATAAGCAACGTTACATATCAAGTGGCAATCATTATAGAACAGTTAGTTATAGTTCAACATATGCTCAAACTACAGCTTATAAATATCCATTCGCTATATTTTGTACATCATTAGCAACAAGAACTAATACTAAAAATGGTAGCATAACTGGTTCAAATAAATTTGGGTTACAATATGATAGTTCAGCATCTTCAGAATATAATCAATTTACAGCAGATACTGAATTTGATATATATTTCCCTTATATTACATTAGCAATACAATATGGTTTTAATGAAAATGGTTATGAATTTGATTTAAGTAATAAAAATGCTAAAATAACTTATGTTAATAAGGAAAGCGAATTTAATTCTACTACATATTCTAATCCTTATGTTAATAATAGTAGTTATCAGCATATTGAAAGAATGGAAATAACTTTCAAAAAAATATATGGTGCTGAACAAACTGAAAATTTTAATTTTAGTAGTAAAACTTATGAAATCCCTTATGTTAGAGCTGTTGTTGATTTAGACATTTATTGGAAATCTGGCAATTCACAATCAACATCTCAAATTTTTCTCGAAAACTTTAATTTAAAGTTATATAAAGTAAGAGATGGTGGAACTGCGAATTCTTCATCAGATTTTAAAGGTAGTTACGACAGAAATACAGGAAATGCTGAATTTTTAACAGGAGTTGAATTAGATGAATTAATTAAAAATTTCGATGCTGTTACAAATAAAAATATAGTTGATTCATATAATTTTAATTATTTCAATTTTTATAGGGTAATGATTACTGAAATTCTTCATGACGCTTATCAAGAAGATAGTGGAGGCACAAGTTATAGAGTATGTAGTTTTTATCCACAAACTATGAATCTTGTTGTATCTAAAGATTGTTATTATGATACTATGAGAACAGTTAGTTTTGCATCAGGAAGTGGTCAATCACTTTCTACACCTATGAGTTTAACAAGCAATTCTCAAATATATAGCAAATTTGCTGGATGGAAAGGCGCTAAAAAAATCACTACAATGGATGATGTCACTATAACAGGTGGTAGTGGAAGTAATTTGACATACAATAATACATCTAATGCTGTTAGTGGTTTAATCGCTCCTATTTCAATTTTAAATAACAATCATTGTTTTAATATAGGAGCAATAGCAACAGGAAATAATAATAGATTTCATTTTAGATTTTTTAATTCATCAAGAGATAGCATGACTTTACCAGCTATTAGTGCAGGTTCAGCTCCATTATTAAACAAGTCCGAATCTCTTTCAGATGAATATAGTGACACTTATATTTATTTAAATGGTATGTGGCGTATGCAATGTGGAACTGGTATTACATCAACTGACAATAGATTAAATTATGCTATAGATTATTGGAATAATGGTAATGCTATTCAAGTGCCTTTTGCTTTAATGAATGAGGATGCTAGTGAAATTACTAACACTATTTTTAAAACTTTATTACAAAATATGTATTTAGTTAAATTAGATAGTAGTTATTCATTCAAGAAAGAGGATTCATACAAAGAATTCTCTCAAGAAGATTTCTTATCATTTATTAATGCTAATAACGGAAATGTCACTAAAGAATTAGGTAATTATTTAGAGATGGCTGATGATTTCAATATTAGTTTAAGTGGTAATGTATTATCATTTGACCAATCAGGAACTTTAGCTATATTCTATCGTGTAGATTCTAATTGTGGCAAGTATGATAATGTAGGTAAAATTTCTAGAGGTAATTATATGTTAGTATTCGCTGTTAACAATTATACAGCGAATAGTCCTATATATATTTCTTATCTAACAAAGCGTGATACACGTATTTTTGACGAAAACCATAAAGTGATTAGTCATTTAGGGGAAACCGAGTAAGGTTTCTCTTTTTTTTGATTTTTTATTGTGTTATAATTAAATTAATTATGGAGGTGTCTCTGAGATGATATTGTATTATGATAATACTGGAAAATTAAAAACAATAATTCCACATGGTGATATACCTAGACAAGGTGATACAAATGTAGTTTTAGATATATATTTTGATAAGACATTTTATAATACTAATTATTTAAATTCGAATAAAAGTTTATATTTACGTTATAAATTTGAGGATGATTTAAGTTTTGGTGAAGATAATATAGTTAGTCCTATTAGTGGCACTTATAGAACATTTACTGAAATTGATGAAACAGAAAGAGTTGGCTCATTAGTAAATGGTACTGAATATGCTGTTTGTAGTGTAACAATTCCAAGTATTAGCAAGGCTGGTAAAATGAGTCTTGTATTTAATTGGAAACAAGTTCAAAATACTACTGTTTTAAGCGAAACATATTTAGGTAAGGCTGAAATTTATGTTGAAGAAACTTTAGGATTAGCTCCTGATGTAGGTCTTGGAATGACAAGAAGTGAATATGTATCATTAATGAATTCACTTCAAACTATTGTTACTACATTTAATTCATTAATTGGTGGTGCATTAAATATAATTAGCCTAGGTAATTCTAATGGCGATGAAATTGATTTAAATGATAATTTAGATGCAAATAATCATTATATTACAAATGTAAATGTTAACGCACCTACAAGTGATAATAACCCTACTACAAAGAAGTATGTGGATGATATTATCTCATCATTACAATCAGCTATAAATACATTAATTGGTACTGATATAGCTACATTTGCAACTGAATTTGAACAATTAAAAACTAGTTTCAATACATTTATGAATAGTTCAAGTGCTGACGATGTTATCAATACATTATCTGAGATACAAAATTCATTAACGAATATTAATAATAGATTAGGAAACATGTATACTAAAGCTCAAACTGATGCGAAGATTGTCGAGATAGTAGATAATATGTTTGCTGATATTTCGGAGGTAGAGTTCTAATGCCAAGTAATGAGTATGTAAGAGTAAAATTAAGTGATATTGAGGCTATAGCTGATGCTATTAGAGAGGCTTTAGGTGAAACTTCAACTTTTAAGGTTTCAGATATGCCTACAAAAATAAGAGAAATATATGATACTAGAACTACAACCGTTGAGGATATTTATACTAGAGTAGGAGTATTAAATACTACAGTAGGAAATAATACTACAGCGGTAAATAATAATACAACAGCTATCCAAAATGCTGTAACAAAATTCTTTGAGTATAATAATATTTCAGCACAAACTTATGAATTAACAGCTAATACGGATAAAACATTTAAAAATGTATCTACAAGTCTTGGTTTAACATTCCCATCATCAGTCGTTCATGGATATTTAGCAGGTGCTAATATTATAGAACCTGCTGAAGGATTGGTTACTACAATAACTAATAATTCTAGTTTTGCTATTAAGTTAGTTAAAAACGGAGTTACATTAACAACTATCGCAGCTGGAGCAACAGCCAATATTTCTCAATATATAATCGAAAATATTAGTAGATTTGTTGCTGATTGCGATGGTGCTTATATCTATTTCTATTTAACGGAGGTAGAGGATGAGTGAATACATATTTAGATTACAAAAAGTTCCTATTTTATAGGTTTCCATCAGTAGAGTATATTTATATAG